ATCCGGCGTCTGTGAAAACTCCAAGATATAAGTCGGAGGCGTTCCGCCGATCGCGATATTGGTATAGCTGCATCCAAAGACGCGCTTGGTCATCGACTTGATCAGCGGTTGTTGTGGGTTGGTCCCGCCGCCAATGAAGGCGCCGCCGATATTGTGGCCGCGAATGTAGCCGGTCGAGTTAGTGGACATATCCGGCAGCTTGTCGCCGAAATATGTCCCACTCAGTTCATCCGCATAGACGATGCGGAAGTCTGAGCTGTCGATGTTCTCGTTGCCGAACTTGTTGCTCGCGCCGATATAAAGCCCGGTGCCCGCGTTCGTGCCATCGGCATCAGGCACGATATGGACCGCAACGCGGCCAAATCCGCCGTCGTATTGAACGAAGTCGTTGAAGTCGAGATAGGCATTGTTGCCGCCATCACCGAGCTTGATCGCAACCTTATTCTTACGGAACGTGTTGTGCTTGATGAGGTTGGAATCGGTCAGACCTTTGAGCGCAATGCCAACGCAGGTCGTGTCATCGCCGCCCCAGAAGATACAGTTTTCAATCTGCCAGTGCGGGTTGTCGCTCGAATTGTTCGAGATGCATGGCCCAGTATAGCCGTAGAAATAGCAGTCTCTCACCGTGAAGGTGAGCTGCACCATCGAGCTTGTGTAGGTGCTGCGCACAGCGCCCGCGCCGTCCACAATGCGCAGGCCGCTCATATGGAATGAGCCCCAAAGCGCGCTGTCGTCTACGAGGTATTTGCCTGCGCCGAGGACGATAATGGACTGCGAAACGCCGTCGCCGACGATGTGTATCTGAGCGCCGGTTAGCCCTGCGCCATCATAAAAGAACGTGTATCCGCCAGGAACGTAAAGCGCACGCGATTGCGAGATTGCATCTGCTAAAGCGAGGACAAATGCAGGACGATCATTCGTAACGCCATCTCCAACGGCTCCATAGATAGGGTCCATAAGATTGATCGCGCCAGTAACGCCAAACTTTTGCCTAGCGGATGCTGTAGTCGCAGCCTGAACCACTGGCGCCATAGCAGAGGAGAGGGCGCCAGCTTCTTCAACTTGCTTCCAGACGCCAGAGGCAAGGCGAAACGTAGCGCTAGGGCGAGCCGTTGAAAGCGTAATATCGCCCGCGATAATTGGATCGATAGTGGCGTTATCGGTAATCGAAATGTCAGAAGCGCCGCGATAGACCGTGATCGTCTGGCCTTCAACGCCATCGTCAAAGTTGGTGATCGCCGTAGTGCCTGCTGTGATGAACTTGGAGTTATTCAAGACCGAAGGGGTGGCGTCGCCTGATGTGAACGTAGAGGCTACATCGCCAAGGTTGATCGCATTTGAAAGATCGCCAAGCCACTTGCTCAGCGTCTTGCGAACACCCCCCGTAGATGCGCGCACCAGCTCAGAGCCGATGCCATCGAGGAGGACGCCTTTACGGTGTGAAAGCATAACTCTTACCGGCCTTTGAGTGTTAGAAATTGCTTAGTTGGCATCGCCACCGCCGCCAGGAGTCGTGGCATCTCCGGGGTTGGTCGAGCCGCCACCGCTATAGACAAATTGAACAGTGAAGTTGAACGCATCAATTGCAGCGCCGCCATCGCTCAAGTTCGTTACAGTCACCGTGCCTGTATCGTAATTTCCAAGAGGGTAGGTGTAGCCTGCGTACATCTTGAAATAGAGTTTGTCGCCAACGCTGGCGTTCACCGTAACGGGCGTAAGCGCTAGCGATTGAACCGCCACGCCGTTCTTGATCCACTGGCCCTTGGCCGGGCTTCCTGAGCTTGAAGTCCACGCGGCGTTCAACGTGATTTGTGTATCAATGGCCGCGAGCGTTTGCTCGGAAGCAAAATTGCTTTCATACCCCGTTGAGGTATCCGTGACGCTGATGTTGCCCCAATTCAGCGCGCTAGGCGTTACATCCGTTCCGCCAGATGCGGCGTCGCCGCTATCAAGAAAAAGAACAACGCTCACCGGTTGCGCCTCAAACCACGGAGCAGCGTTTTCAACCCGGCCGCGTTCGTCCCGTCATCCACGATGTCAATCGTGATCTGCTCGTCGTCAGCGAGTGACGTATCGCTCAAAACTGCAGGCGTTGCTGCACTTGTGCTAGTGGATTCGTTGGCATCAATCGTGAGCCGGGTGGAAAAAATACTGGAGCCACTAGCCTTGATGTCAATGTCCACAATGCCGGAACTGCTAGCCGTGGTGAGCGAGCCTCGTGGGATTGCATTCAATGTCATGGCAAACGGCATGCGGAACGTGCGCTTGGCTACTCCCGTAGTGATCGCCGTAGATTCGTCTCCAACCGGAACGATGATTTCTGCGGGCTCAATGAGTGGCTTGCCGTCAATCAAGAAGAACTTGATGATCCGTGTTATGCCTGCGCCTTCGCCAATTGCGAGGCAGGCATCGCCTGCGACGACAGTGATATTAGCTTGGCCTTCGATCAGCAAATTAGACGAGTGATTGATTTGCGGCGTGCTGTCAAAGACGAGAATACGCCAAGCGCCTTGTTGCAGCACCATCGTATCAATCGCGGTGGCGCCAGTAACATGCCCAAAGTTGCCGGTCATGTTGTTGAGGTTTATGCTGGATGCAGCCGTGACCGATGCGCTCTCGGAGAAATTGAGAGGCCCGGTCATGTCTCCGCCAGCCTTCGCAACATAAGCGAGCAAGGCCGTCGCAATCGACGTGTCAGCCGTCTGCACGGGATTATCCGTGCGCCAGGTGGATCCATCTGATAGCTTGATGATGCGTTTGTAGGAGAGGCTAGGGTCTAGCCAATGGATTGGAAACCGGCCCTCAGAATCGGAAGCGTTGGAGCCGTCAAGCGTTGCGCCAAGAGACACAAGCAGCGTGGAATCTGAATAGACGGCTTGCGGCGCTCCGCCCGTAGTTGAGTAAACAATCGTCGCCCCAACCTTTGGCCCGGTTGAAGTGATAACCTGAATGTACTGTGGGCCTGCGGGGGATGCCATGATCGTATCCTAGGGGAGGGGAATTAGGAGAGGGTTAGGAAACGACATTGCCATCACCAAAACGCCAGGCCGCGCCATCGCTCACGGCAAACCGGCGATTGGATGAACCGTCACTTACATAGATCAAGCATCGCGCGTTGTTAGCAGCACTTGGAAGCGTCGCCACCGTGTAGTCAGGCAATGGCCCGAACGCTTCTCCACGCTCGCCGCCAGTGCGCTTGATAAGGTCATTGAGGCGCGTGAAAGCGTCTCGCACCATCTGGCCGGTCTTGTCCAGAAACGGCTTGCGCGGGTCAAAATCGGTGATCGGAATAGTGGTCATTCGCGCTCCATTCTCTCACGCAAAGCGCGTTGGAGAGCGTTGCGATCACTTCCTGCGTTAGGCGCAGTGCGGCGGGACGCATATTGCTCCCACATTGCGCGGCCTTCATCGGTCATACCCATAGGGCGGCGCAGTGAGGCGCCAATCTCTTGCTCCGCGTGCTGCAAGATGCGGCTCATTACGCCTTGACGCTGAAAGGCTGGGATCACCTGTCCGCCTTCAGGCGCAAAGCCGCCTTCGTGCGGGAACAGATCGGTTCTGCCGACTAACTTGCCATCTACCGTTGCCTCGACAGTATACGCGCCGGTTTCGTCTGGGCCGTACATCGTGATTCGCTCTGCACCACGTCCCGCCTGCACTGGTCCTCCGTCAGGCGCAGTGCGGGGGGCGTTTGCGCCGAAAGGCGATGCCGTGTTGCTTTGGTCGAAGATGCGGACTTCGCCGCCTTTGCCGTACCTATCTGGCGGCCACTCAACGCCAGTCACACCGCGTTGTGCGTACTCTTGCTGCACTTGCCGCGCCGCTTCTTGATTTGTGACGCCGGACTCTCTCGCTCTGGCTTGTACCGCTCGCATGTAGTCCGGGCCGCTCTCCAGACGACCGCGCATATAAGCAGGGTAAACGGCCCCGCCGTCGCCTTCCATCGCGTAAAGGTTTGCCTCGGATGTGCTCCGGCTAAACGATGTTCCGTGAAACTGCTCGCTGCCTTGCAGATCGGTGTTACGTGTGAAGTCGCCGCCTTCGGCTTGGCGCGTCATCCCACGATAAAGTGGAGACTCTACGTCGAAGCCTTGAGCGCGTAACTCCTCTTGATACGGTGAACGTCGTCCTCCCTGCGCTGGTCTCGCGTCGGGTCCATTGCTGGCGAGAATCACTGCATCCTGAATGGGGAGAACTTCAACCGCTGGCCCAGCTTCGCGGCGCGCTTGCTCTGCCACACGGCGCAATGAGGTGATCGCCAGCGCGCGAAGGTCATCAACAGTGAGCTGCATGCCAAACGTAGAGCCGAACGTCTTCACCAGCCACTGACGGAGCTTAGAGAGAACGCTGTTTACAAGCGGCATATCCGCCTGCGTCTCAATGAGATAGGCTAGCGTTTCTTCTGGAATGTGTTCATCGCGAGCCGAATAGCGTTCAGCAAACGCACGAGCCTGCACGAGGGCAGGGTGGTCAGCGTCAATCATACGCTCGATTTGGCGAAGCACTTCCTTAAAACCGCGCTTGCCAACCATAGCTTCAAAGCCATGGTGGACGCCAACCTCATGAAGGATAAGGCCCTTCATGTCTTCTGGGCGAACGTTGTTGGCGATAAAGTAGGTCGTGCGCGTATCGCGCATGTGGACGGCTTGAACACCGCGCGGGAGGCCAAACATGCCAGCCGGAACATCAGCGGATGTTTGCACGACTTCGACGTTACCCGCACGCGCAAGAACGTTCCAGTCAGACCCGAAGGCTTCGATAGCTGCGGCTTTCAAATCTTCCGGCGTCGAGAATGTGCCGTCCTCCGTCATCGAATAGCGCATATCGCCATTGAGGCGCGCATCCCGAATCTGGGTCATGACCGAGCTGACGTTTTGCGGCGTCATCGGCGGCTTGTTTTCTGAATCGCGAACAACGTTGACGCGCTCTGTAATCGCTTGACGGCTCAAGCCCTGATCCATCAGGCGGCCAATTAGAACGCGCTGCGCCGAACGGCTACGCCCTGCATTCGGAATAGTATTAGCACGGGCAGCAAGTTCATCACCAAACTCTCCGGCTTTGATCCGATCCCAAAGCACGCTGACAGATCTAGGCGAATAACCAGTTTCAGCCGCTACCGCGTCCTGCCAGCCAGGAGGAGGGGCGCCGCCGTTTTCTCTAGCGATGCTCTCCACAGCACCAAGGACGCGGCTCATATTTTTGAACGCGGACTCGCTTGGTTCCACACCTGTTCTGCGTGTGGTCTGCATTTCATTGGTTGCAACATTTAGTTCTGTGCGGTTGAGGCGGCGATCTAGGGCCGCCTGCGAGCGCACAGCTTGCTCTGTTGTCGGCGGCATCCCGAGTTCGCGGCGATGCTCGTTAAGCGCTTCCGTGACCTTAACTAAGTCCGTTTCACCCTCAGACAACATGCGGCGGATGAAGTTAAGATTGACGTTCGGCCGCCCACCGGCGCCAGGACGCGCAACGGAATAGAGCGCTTCACCCTCAATACGTCCATCCCGCAAACCAGCGCGATATTCAGAGAGGCGTTTGGCAATGTTCTTTGGTGAAAGCCCAAGGCGCTCACCGATAACAGTATTCAGATTGCGTCGGCCAGCTACCGGGTTGCCAAGCTTATTGCTGTAGCCTTGACGGGCGAGGCGATTATGAAGCGCAACGATTTCTTCAATGGTTGCGGTGCGACGCCCGCCATGCGTCCCTGGCGTAGTGCCAAGGCGAGCGTGTTCAATCTCTACGTTTGGAGCGCGTCTGCGTGCATTTGTGAGCACAACGGAAACTTGCGCCAACGACACATCAAGCTCATCTGCAATCTCTGCATTAGAGTAGTTGTTGAGCGCCATCTCAACCGCTTTGTTTTGTTGCGGGCTAAGACGGGCATCGTGGAAGGCTTCTGAACGGCGTTCAGCGCTTTCTCCGCGACGCGAGAAATACATATCCCCCGGATCAATTGCCCCGCCCATAGAGCGGATGCGTTCACGGCGAGTTTCAATGTCTCGGGCAAGATCGCTAAAGCCTTCTTGCTCTAGTACGTTACGGATCGCATCTTCTGCTTCAGTCGCTACGAAATTGTCTTCAGGGTGAGGCGCAAAGCTCTCTGCATCTCCATCATCCCAACGGGCAGGGGGGAACTCTTCACCGTTCGCTGCGGCTTCATCGTAAGCGCGAAGGTTCTCAGCGTGAACAACGTCTGCGTGAACATTAAGCGGAATGCCTGGAGCGGTTGTCACTCTAGCATTGATGTCGTCGCCCATCACCATGGCGGCGTGGATTTGTTCAGGCGTCGGCTTAATGAGGCCGCGCTCCATCGCCATGATAAGGCCGAGAGCATCACCTTCGACTGCGGCTTCTTCGCCGCCCTCGCGCGCCCATTGCTCTGCTAGAAACGCGCCCTCTTGCTCACCTAGGCGATCCGCCATAAGCGCATGAGCACGAGCCAACACAAGGTCGCCATCGTTATAGGCTTCCGTGGCTGCGTCTAGATGCTCCTCAGCCGAAAGAATAGGGGCGCTTGGCTCATCATCCAAAGCTTCGGGAAGCGGCCCGCCATCCTCGCCGCGCCCGCGCGGCGCCGTTCCAACACTATCGACGTGTGCAAAGATTGTTCCGAAGGCCGCGCCTAGAATGGCGTCAACCATCAAGGCTTGACCATCGAGAGCAAGGTATCTTTCGGCTTGTGCTGAATAGTCACCGTTCTCTGACGCCATCAGCGTATCATGCACAGATTGGCGCATGACAATGCCAGTGCCAACGTTGATAGCCGCGCCTGATGCAGCGCGCCCAAGCGCCGGCCAAAGCGCAAAGCGAGCCCCGCGAATAGGCGCTGACGCGGGCAGAACCCCCATCACGGCCCCAAGGCCTGCCTGTCCGATAGCTACCCGTTCGGCCGTTTCTGGATCAACGCCAGCCTCGATTTGTTCATCGTAAGACTGAGCGCCAAAGCCTGCCCCGAGTGTGAGGGCTGGGCCTGCTGGGCCTAATGGCGCCCCAACCAAGCCAGCGGTGATAGGCTGAAGAACGCCCGACAAAATCTGCTGCGCTTGGCTGATCGAATTGGGATCTGGCGTAATGCGCCGAATCTCACGGCGATTTACGTTGGCTTGCTCATCTAGCCATGCCGCAAAATCCGTCCGCTCATATGACGTTGGATCTGTAAGCCGGTGCTGCGCTTCAGACTGATGAAAATAGCTTGGCGTTTCCAGCGCCGTATTTGGGATATTTGCGAGCCTTGAGCCGAAACCACTTATGCCTTCGTCGGCTAAGTAGGCCCCGCGCCGAATAGCGTTGAAGGACTCACCTAGATCAAAGAGAGGGGGATCGTCTGGCCTAACCGAAAGACCGCGCACCGCTGCTTGGCGGCGCGCTTGTACCGCTACTGGGTCATCCGGAAAGAGATCGCTCATTACTCATCGCTGGGTCATTCTCGGTCTGACACGGACGAACTCGCCACTGTCATCCCGAACCGGAACGCCGCGATAAAAGACCTGATAAGAGCCGTTTGCATCGCGGGCGTAGTCGTAATCGCTCGGATTGTCAGAGAGTTGAGCACCACGATAACGCTCACGAATACTACCCCACCCTTGCTCTAGAGAGCGGTTGAAGTTGTCTTCGGTCATACCAAACGGGAGGTATGTCTGAGAGGGGAGGCCAGGCGTGCTTGGGCCGCCAAATTCATTAGGCCTAAGGCTACCCACAATAACCTCGGCGGCTTGTCCTGCTGTCTCGATAGCAGCGCGATCTCCGCCCAATGCGCCATCACGAAACGTAAGGCCTGCGCCGTTAATGCCCATCTCGCTTGCGCGACCAGCGTAATAAGCGCGGTAGGCTTGAAAGGCGTTGCGATAGCCTGACGGGTCTTCTGCGTAAGCATCGCCAACATAGGTATTGAACGCCCCCTCCAATGCAGCCTCGCTAGGCATGTTGAAGGTTGAGCGGGAGGGCTGCGCTTGCCCTTCGGCATTCACTTGCGCTGTTGGATTGAGGAGAGCAGCGCCAGCCAACAGGCGGCGTCCGACCGTATCTGCGGTGACGGTTCCGGCGTTAGTCTCCACCGTTCCTTGTCGCGCTAAGGTGAGCGCACCCGCAAGAGCTGCAGGGTCATCGCGATAGATTTGCGCGACGAATGCCTCATAAACCTGACTGCTACCCATGTTATATTGGGCGCGCGTCTGCCTTGCAGATCGCCCCTGCGGCATCATTGAAGACTGCCTTAGTGTCATCAGGGCCTGTGCGCGATCCCCAGGCGGTACGCGATCCAGTATGCCTCTAAGGCGCGTTGCTTCGCTTGTGGTTAGTGGGGCAGGGACCGTGCCAAGTCTCTGGCTTTGTTCAACAGCTACGCCATTCCGCGACCGTATCCGCACGCCAATGTCTTGAAAATTGCCACTATCAATTGCTGCCGTCATTTCAGCAGTGTCATCGATACGGGCCTGACGCAGCGCGTAAGTCATCGGATCGTCGCGCTGCTCTAGAATTTGAGTGGCGGCGTTGCGATTTACGATATTATCCAAGCGCTCTTGGTGTGATGCGGTAGAGGGGAGCGGCGCTGCTGACGCCATTCGGCGAAGTTCTGGTGTCGTTAGGTTAGTTAGGCTGGAGCCGCGCTGATGCGTCTGAAGATCAATCTCATAAGCAGCCGCAAGTTCAGGATCGACCGCTTGTACTTGTTCTACAGTCAAGCCGCTGACAGGCTGTTCGCCGTTGCTCATCAAGAACGTGTCAGTCTGGATTTGACTGCGAACCGTTGAGGCTACATTGGACTGTCGGCGCGCAATCTCAGCCTCAGCTTGGTTAGACAATGCCAGCCGCTCAGCCCCGGTCAGACGCGCAACAGGGCTATTGGGATCGTCTTCTATGGTTTGTGCATTAGCATCTCCCCATGCAACGTGAAGGTGCGTACCATCCCCGCTTGCATTGGGGTCGTTCGGTATCCATTCGGTGATCGGAGTGCCGCCCAGTAATTGCTCCACGATAGGACGAGCCTGCTCAGCCGTTACACCAGCAGGAAGCGTTATGTCCCATGCCGCATCCTGAATATGACGCGAGTTTGGGGCTGATCCTTGAAGCTGCGCGTTGCGTTCAGCCGTGCGGCTTCCAAAGATTGTAGCGCCGGGAATGAGGGCCTGCAGCCGAGGTAGAAGCGTGTCAGCCGAAGGGTGGTTGGAAGTTGTTCCGCGCAATACCTGCAATGCTTGGACAGGATCGCGCTCAATCATCGCTGAGACCGCAACCGTGGAATAGCTCGATATAGCGTGACTGCGAAGCCTCTCACGGTTGGCTTCGCTCATTGCCATGCCGTTGATAAGATCAAGCTGTTGGGTTAGCGCAGGCTGGTAAAAGCCTGGATTGGTCGCGATGGTGTTGCTGTCAGAATCGATGTTGTTGGCAATAGTGCTGAACTGCCAGCTCTCACGGTTGGTTTGCTCTTGGCCTGCCATCTCCTCCAAGAGAAGCGGCTGATAAGCGTCGAATTGCTGGTTGAGGTAACGCTGCGCGGCCGGAGTAGGGGCGCCGGATAGAGCTTGTTCGCGCCGTTGACCAAATTCTTGTGAGAAGCGCTGCGTTGCGCCGCGCCAGCCATCTGGCGCTTCGCTAAAGATGCGGCGCTGCATCTCACTAGCGCTCGCGCGCGCTTGTGACATCGCCGTTGACGCATAAACTCTAGCGTCGTCTTCTTCTTGCTGGCGCTTGAATGCGACTTCGGCTTGAAGCGCTTGGCCTACTTTATCGAGACCACGAGCCAAACCATTGCCTACATCAACAGAATGCGTAAACGGCTGCGCTTGGCTACGCGGCGTTGTGCGTTGATCGTAGGTGTTTACTCGAACAGGACCGCGAGCCATTAATAGCTCCCGTAATTATAGTAGGAGGGGGCTCGGCTCTTGACGCCAGTCGATCTTGGCTTTCTGCCGGTTGAGATTGCCGTGCGAAGCGATCCGCCCGTAGTCGGCCGCATCGAGTTCTGAGAGCGATAATCGGCCGAACCTGAAAGGGCAGCAGAGGCAGAGCCTAGAACCCCTGAGATAAGACCACCGCGCGCGCGTTGTTTTGCAGCTTTACGCTCAGCCCTAAACTGCGCCGCTTGGGTCAAATCCCCGAACGCTTCCATCTCGCCATCATAGCGAATGTTCAGCGCGTCTAGTTCAGCGTCCTTGCCGCTTTGGGTGTTCAGAGCCCCGAACGAGCCTTGGCCGGGGCCAGAGCCTGCAGCGCCAGATTGAGCGCTTGCAGCCCAAGCCCGGCCCATGGCTTTACGAGATTGCACCCGTTGGGCTTCTTCAGCCCGGCTTGCATCCAGCCTCGCACGCGCTGCATTATCGGTTGCAATCTGTGCGTTCTGACCAGCGACAGCCGCGTCTTGCATGCCTTGCTGGTATTCTTGGATTCCGCCCGCAGCCTGTGAGACCACATTAACGGCGATCATCGCCCATGAGATAGGATCGGCCATTATGCGCCTTCGCGAACGTAAACGTGCATTGCGGCCCCGCTTGGGTGCAGGTCCGAACGCGTTTCTAGAAGCTTGAAGTGTAGCGCCTCAGCGAACCTAGAGGCGTTGGCGTGATCGATATGGACATGGGCCAGAATGCGCTTATCCTGATGAAGGTCTAAGCCTGCTTTGACGGCCTTGGTTACGCCTCTCCCGTACCTTGGCAGCATCTCGCCAAAGACAGCCCAAGCCACCAAGCTCCCATCCTCAATCGGCGCAAGACCCGCACATCCAACCATCTCTCCGTTGTGACCGTATCCGGTAAACGAAAAGTGCTGTGCCGCGATTTCTGCTATGTCCAACGTCATCCATTCTAGATGCGGACGCTGGGCCTGCTGCGGAGTGAACGCAAAAAGGTGCTCGGGCTCAAACTTAACGAACCTCACGCGACTTCGCCCCGGCCGCTCCCTGTCAAATCGCGCCGGTCTGAACTGAACCGCGCCACCAACGCAGTCGCTACCGAAGCGGCTACCTTCTCCAATAGGGGAGAGATGGTAAAGCCAGACGCGCCACGGCGCCCTTGGCCGCTATCTGCTGCGATTTCAAAGCCACCCAGCAAAGCGTATTTGGTCTCGTCTCCCGCACCCATCAGTTTATTGGTCATCACGCATCCTTACCGACAGCGACCATATCGGGAGCAACGCCTGCGATGTTACAATAGGTTGGCCGGTTATGGGTGATAACCCACGTCAGCTCGCGACCATTGCCGGATTCACCCTTGACCTTTACGAGCCTAGAGACGGGCTGCGCTACGCCGCTTACGGTGATGTTTCCCATCTCGACCGCACGCGGCGTTGGCGTTGGATCAGTGCTCAAGAGCCTCTGTGTCGTCATGTGCCAAAAGCTTGAGACGGTGCCTATAAACCGAACCCAAACGTCCACTGCTTTTGCGCTAAGGCCAGGCTTAACGAGGTTCATGCTTTCAAGGATAGCATCGTAAGGGAGACCAACTTGCGCGACCGTGACCGAGGCTGAGCCTAGATCGATAGCGCCGGCCGTCACGACCTTATCGCCAAGATCCTTGCCGTTACCGAGAACGGAAACGGTTTTACCCTCTAGATGATGTAGCCCCGAGATGGTGGACGTTGCCGTTCCTGAATAGGTAAGGCCCCAATCAACGTAGAACTGATCTTCCAAATCGTCGTCGTCAGGCTCCCAATGATCTTCAAGGTAGCCGACATAGCGCTTGGTGGCGCCATTCACCGTCATCTTGGCGATCACATAAAGCTCATCCCTCGTGCCGTCAGGGGATGGGATAACGCAAGCGCTTTCGACAATAGCGTTGGTGGTTGTGCTAAAAGCGCCGCCGAGCAAATGCTTGGCCCAAGCCACGAGATCATGCTCACGCTCGAAACTCATCGAGAGGAGATCGCCATTGTTACAGACGCTCCAAACAATGGACTCGGGTTCTTTCTGGTAGGCCAGTTGGATCATCTGCCCGCGTGCAATATGCTCAGCAAAGGCGGTGCGGTTAAGGGCTGAATAGCCGTCCGTCTCGAACGTAAAGCGCAGCTCACGCATGACCCGCCCAGAGGGAAGGGCATACATCACGGCATCATTGACAATGCATGGCGTTACACGTCTTGAGCCGTAGCCAGGCCCAGAGAGGGCTGCGATATTGTCAGGGCCGAGCGGATCGGCTGAAGAGATTTCACCAACGGAGAACTCACTGCCCTCTGTGCCTACAAGCAGATCAGAGGACGCCATAAGCCACTGAATGGCATCGTTCACGCCAGAACGGATATCGATATCATAGGATGAATCTGAAGCGACAACGCCAGCGTCACGTTGCGCGAAATTGTTGAAGTCGGCCGGCACCGATCCCCAAATTCGGGTGTCGCGCGCAAAGGTCTTACGCTCTCTAAAATAGGTAACGTGCGTCGGCCAGCCATAGGCCGCAGACCATGAGCCAAACGCCCAACGGGTTGATGGATTGCCAGCGCCTACAGCTTGGGCCGGGATGCGTGAGATAACCGTGATATCAACGCTGGTGGTGGAATTATAAGCGGTGATCTCGCCCCATCCGTAACCGGAATGGAGATATTGCCACTGCACGCCGGTATCGCCATCGTAGCGGGCGCCTTCGGTATGGGTCGGCGTGATCGTGCCAGTCGTGGCCGTGTTCAAAGCCTCGTAATAATGGCCCTGGCTGCGGCGCACATCACCTGTGGTTATGGACTTGCCGACTTCCCACGCCGTGATCGCATCGGTGAGGCGCTTCTCTAAAAGAAAGAGCGAGCCTACGTGATTGGCGGTGAAGATAGCCGAGGAAGCGGTGAGCGTCGTGTTTCCCGTCGCAGCGCCTGCATAAACCGTAATCGTTTGATCTGGGTCCACCGTTTCAAACGGGCCATTGTCAGGCTCAAATGAAGTGAACGCCCATGAGGTTGCGGCTGTGCGCGTCAATTGCCGGGGCTGAAAATCCGGCACGCAAATATCTAAAACGTCTCCCGATTGCGCAAACGAGAGAAGGCTGCAATTGGTGTCGCTCTCGGTTAGGTTTGCAGCCGTATAGGGCGAGACGATTTTATAGACACGCTGCACTGTGCCAAGGCCGGTATAGGTTCCGCTGCTGGTGGTGTTCAGCACCGTGCCGTACAAATCTTTCAGTGTGAACGTGTCCGCAGTCGGGACAGTGTTCACACGAAAGTTGCGACCAGCTATCCCGGTCGTGCCGGGGAGGGAGGTCACGTAAATCTCTTGGTTGGCTAAGAGCCCATGCGCAACCCGCGTGAAAACGCCAGTGCTCGCATTGGTCATCGAGGTAATTGGAATGGCCGTTTCCAGCACTTGGCCGTGATCGGTGATAAAGCCTACCGTGCTCTCACCGCAGATCAAAACCCAAGCGTCGCGCTGGGAGAAGACGAACGGCACAAGCCATGCGCGGTGACTAGAATCCGATATCTCGCAAACGAAGCGAAGCCCTGGACGCTTACGCGCCGGCCCCTGAAGCGATGGGATGAAATTGCGCATCCGCCGTGCGCCGTAGGCATAGCGGGCTTGATCCTGACGGTTCGCCATCAACGGCGAAAGCTCGCCGCTATTTAACGCAAACGTGATGTTAAGCTGGCGCTGCTGGGCCATTAGTAGTCCTGCATACGCGACATGATCCACGTACTATCGTTGATCATTTGAGGCGGCTGCTCTAGCGCGTTGGCGCGTTGAGCAGCCATCATAGCGGCCGAGCGTTGTGCAGCGACACGCTGCAGGATATTCTCAGAGCCAGTGACACGCGGGCAAATCCGCTCCGCTAGATCACAGGCCATCACCCGCGCAAAGCAAGGGTCCCAAAGTCCCACGTCCATCGAATTAATGACCCAACGCACTTTCAGCGGAGCTGAGAGATTGGTCAAAATCTTATCGGCTTCGATCTTGTAGAGCGAACTATCGCCAGTCACGTAGTCAGGATAATAGACCCCTTGCGGGTAATAGTCGTTCACCTGAATGACGCGCACCACATCGCCATTGATGCTGTATTGGTAGTCAAAGCCCCAATCTGGCGTCGCTACATCAGCGGCAATCGAAGCACGCTGAATTGAGAACCGCCACAGCTTCTCACGCAAAAGCTGATCGCGCACCGGACCCCAAGCGGCAGTTAAAAGCTCAGCACGTTCTACGCTGTCGCTGATGTCGTTGATGCTGGTTTCACCGAGCATCGATAGCGACCAGTTGCAGATGTCATTTTGCGAGGCCATGCGAGTTATTCTGCGGCGCGCAGCCTTAATATGGGGTTTGTGACTTCTCTCACGGATGAGGGGGTCATGCGCTTGGCTCCCGATGCACCCATCCGTGCGAATGCCCGATCTCGTGACACACGACTTCCGCGTACCGCCCTGGATACGTGCAAGGGTCAGGCAGGATCATCACTTGCTCGTTTGCGCAGGCTTCGACATTGCGGAGCCGTCCTTCGGTAATCATCCCGCACAGGCCCTCTACGTTTTGGGCGTCTGTGAACTGAACCGTGATTTGAACTGGGCCGCGATAGGCTAGCGGCGGCAGTTGCGCGAAAGCAGCAAATGCGACAGCCCAAAGCGCAAGACTGAGCAGCAAGGCGCCGGTCCAGCCTATTAGAGCGCGCTGGCCCTTGGTCACGTGGTCACACTCTGGAGTTCGCTATCGGTTAGAGCGCGGGTCCATAGAGCGCAGCGGCGGAGGTACGAAAAAGCCGCTTCTCCTCCAGTAAAGTCATTGCCAAAAACGATGCTCGTTGGAGTTGCTGGAGCCGTCACGGATGAGTCGAGCGTGCCGAGCGTTCCATTTCGGACATGGCGGCTATCGTTGGTCGCAGTGCGCAACGCCGTCTTGTATGCCGTGCCGACACTAACCGCCCCCGCAATAGTTACATCCATCTGCGCGCCGCCACCGCTAACGCTATCAATCTGGCCGCGAACAAGATTCGTCGAAGAACTAAGCGAGAGTCGGGCGCTATTTGTATTTGCAACGCCGATCGTAAATAGTCGCGCATTTGCGGTCGCAAGCACAGCGGGCTCAAACTCAGCGAACAAGCTAATCGGATAATCAATCCCGCTTACAGGGACAGTAAGAACGTCAGCCGCTCTTGTGGCTGAGGCTCCCGACGTTGGAATGACGGAGCTACCAAACGCCCCCGCCTCAAGCTGGTTGAGAATAAAGTAAACCTTGCACCCGGCAGGCGCCTGAATGCGCATCGTTTCGCCAGCGCCAGGCGTTAGATTGACAGTGAACCTTGAGTAGGTTGAGCCAGAGATTGTGACCGCGCCAGTGCCGGTGGCGCTTCGCCCTAAGTTGGCGCCAGAACCGGAAACGATACGCGCGTACACACTGTATTCATGCGCCGCAGCCGTTGTTGAGCCGGTGGGCCGAGCATTGGCTGTGGTGTCGCCAAGCGTATTATCCAGGGAAAACACGAACCCGCTCGTGCAGGCGCCGGATAGTCCCGCCGCCGCGAGTGCAGCCGTGTCATCCACCCGACTAAACACCGCAAGCGTGTTGCTGGCGTTTGTAAAGCCTACATTGGTCAGCCCCGCATCAGGATTAGCGCTGTAGTTGGTGCAGATGTTAGTCCTAGCCCCTTCTATAAGGACGCCCTTATCTGTTCTGCGGAGTTCGCCTGAAGCAAACGGAAGAAGGAGACCGGCTGCGTTTTGAGCGTAGCCGGTAGATGCGCGGGTGAAGGTCCAGCCGGGAGTGTTGGAGAGAGCGCCGACGCTGGCGCTATTCCAGAGCGCCGTGTTGTTTAGAAAATCCCAGGCGTGTAGCGCGTTTCCGCCCGGCAGATTCGCCCAAGGAAAGCCCACGCCTCCTCCCCTTACGGAGAGACCGCGTGTGGATAAGGGTATTCTGAGTTTAAGGCCAAGCCAGTTTGCCACTGTTAGCTCTTAACGAGGCCGAGCCTCAGCTTAAGTCCAGATGCAGTGTAGGTTGGCGTGCCTGAACGGCAGACTGCAGCCACATAGAGGGAAGGGGTGGCAAGGTCTTTGGCCTTAAGGATGAGCCCGCAATTGACCGATTGAGCAACTGAGACCCCGCCTAAGTCCATATAGTCTGCGACGAGGATCGATACCTTTCCCATGTAATTGCGGGCGTTCGCGTCCGTAATTGATGCAGCGCTGTTTTCTGTGCCAAGCGTACCCGACCCGTTGAAGAAGAGGATATCAACATCCTGCTTTTGATCATCTTCATCGATAAGGATGAGGCTTTGCAACAGCGCGAATCCTTCTGGATTGAAGGCGTTCGCGACTTCTTGCGTGTCCGCGATCACGTCATCATCGGCTAGAGCACTGGTATCGCAAGTCAGCGTAACGGGGATGAGGTCAACAGCCATTACGCACCATACGCGGCTGCGGCAGAGACCACTGGCTTAGGCGCAAGTTGACCGCTGACCGCGATGTAGTCGGCAGTCTTGGCCGTGTCGGTGAGTGAGCCTACAAACTGGCCGGTCGAATCCGTCGCCACCAGGAAGGCGTGCTTAGCCGTCCATGTGATGAGAAGGGTTCCTGTCACGGCAACGAGCGAACCCGAATAAGCCGTAGCTGAAATTGTACCACCGCCTGAGTCCGAAGTTGTGATGACCGTGAAGTGGTGAACGCCGGAGACGGGATAGCCGCCAGCATCAACCGCTTGAATGGTCACGGTGCTGACGTTGGCAGCGCCCGCGAGTGCCGTTACTGTCACCGTATGAGCAAGTCCGTTAAGCGTCGTGGCGACGCCAACGAAAGGAGTGATCGCTTGCATTGGTTACGCCTCCCCGGCGGTGAATTTCGCGCCCGTAGAGGCGTGGATGATGGAAATGGCGTTGCATGTATCGATGGGTAGAAGCTGACCAGGCACAACCTCAATCGAGCCCGCGCCGTTTGCAGCGGCGGTCCCGCCAAGAACGTTGACCCATAGCGAACCGGATGCGTTCGGATTATAAACAAAGCGCCCGTTAGCGTCCGTGCTTGCAGTCATCAGCGTTTGTGCTGTGCCGCCGGTCGTAATCGTGCCCGACTTGTCAACGTAAGTCTGGCCTACCAGCTCACGTTCATTTTCGCCAAAATTAGCCATGCTGTTCCCCTTAAGCCGGTGGCCAATTGTCAGCGAGAATGTATTGCTTGACCGATTCGATGGCCTTCAATGCATCGGCTTTAGAATTGCCGGTGAGGTCGTAAACAACCTGCACTTCAACCCAAACGAGCGAGGAAGAACCGGCCTCAACCACTTCTTCTTTCATCTCGCAGCCGAGACCTGCTTGATAGTAGCGCGTCGTCATGTTTCGCCCCTTAGGGTGCAGGAGGGGAGAAGCCTAAGCCTCTCCCCAAGCCGCTTAGCAGGAGTAGATGATGCGGAGCGTGATCGTGGAGGCGCTTGAGCCTACCGTGACGCCCTGCAAGCAGAGGTCCCATTCCTTTTGAGGATCGACCGTGTACGTGGCGGCGCCAAGATCGGCGATGCGCCACAGTTCATAGTCAGCATACTCAATCGGACCTGACGTGGCCGCTTCAAAGCGAAGCTCCAGCCACGCTGCCGTGCCGGCGCTGAGATCAACAGCTGACGCAAAAAGGTCAGCATCGACAACAGCGCCGCCATTCGCAGCCGTATCCCAAAGCCCGCAATTCCAAGACGTACCCGATGTAATCGCGTCGTTGAGGACGGCAATCGAATAGATCTTGGCGTTGGAGGGGAGACGGAAGAACCGATAGACGGAGTTATCGTCATCGGCCGCCGCCGTTTCCAGCGTTTGGACCGCGATATAAGCTGGGGCGCGCGTACCCGAGCGATTGTTGAGGACGGGCGGCGTCGCGTCCATGTTCGTGATCGCCGCGCTTTTGGTGTTGGCAACAGCCATTTCAATGTCTCCTTAAGTGGTCACGGCAGCAGCCGCTGCCACTAAGCGTTTTGCTCTAAGCTTCTGGTAGTGGAGCTTCGCGCACTGGCGGCACTTCCGGCCCTTATTGGACGGTTGGATATAAAGGTTGTCGCCCTCAAACGGATGGCCCCGTTTGCATTGCAGCGCGCCTTTGTACCCGCCCGTCAGACTTTTCCAGTGGTCCATGCACTTGATAATTTGGGTCCAGCGCTTAGGCGACATGAACGCAAGAAGCGTCATCATAATCGCCGCAGCATTTTTCCCGTAAATGCACCACACGAAAAACTCAGGTGTCCAATTAGGTTTGTCAGTCCGCTTGTGGCGTCGGCTATAGATCGTGCCGCCAAGAAGCTTCTGGAGACGTTCCAGCGGCTCTCGCTGCACTTGAGCGCACGTCACGCCGATAGTTGTTTTGTTGATGACGAAAGACCCTTCGCCCTCAAGAAAACCGGCGCACCACGCTAAATCTATAGTCCGAATCCCCATTGCATTTTTCCTTTAAAACCAAGGATTACCTTAGCTCTCGGCACATGGTAATTCTATGATCTTGTTCTCTTCCAAGCGCGTGGCGCCGATGGTCATATCCGTGTAAAGCTGCCACGGCAGACCTTCGAGATCCTTGCGTTGGGTGAGATCGGCGCGAACATCGTTCCAGATGCCGAGGTGAACACCAGACTTCACCCACACCGGAACGCGGCGATAGGACGAAGCATCCACCGTCAAACGTTCGCATGGGATGAACGTGATGCCCATGAACCGGGTGACAACGCCGTCAACCAGAGGCTTGACCATGTTGAAGTCGCTCGAAACCACCTGAACTTCGTTCAAGAGATTGTCGATCTGCTTCGACGTGACCGCGCAATAGATGGTCTCAGACGGGTCCACGAAATAGCTCATCATCAATTGACGAGCCTTGCGGAGCTTGGCGACATTCAGGCCTGAAGCCGTGCCGCCTACGTTGACGGAGACTTGGTTGGCGGTGGCAAACGGAACCGCAGTGCCGCCCGCAACGCCAGTGTTGGCCGAATTGAACATGCCCGCAATGATGATATCATCGATGGAGCGGTTCATGCCGGCGGAGATTGATTGGCTGTAGCCGCTCATCGGGTCCGCAAGCAGGCGCAGCTTGTCGAAGTGATCGATCAGGGTAGCGATCCGCTTGTCTTGCGGATAAACCCAGCGGCGATCAGTTGGGATATCTTGATCGGTGATCGGCGCAAAGCGCGACGTGACCGAGAGTGCTTCGACCTTGCCGATTTGATCGACCGGAACGGCCGCTGAACCAACGTGGGCGCCAGTATCGACAAACGGACGAAGCGCCGATTGCTTTTGTTGAAGCAGCAACTGCATGTTGCTGGTAAACTGCGTCACATAGTGACCAGTGAGATTCTGCGTCATGGCAGACTAATCCCCGCTCAGAGGGTTGATGGGTCCTTTTGGTGAGAGCGGGGGTTGTCCACGAGGGGCCGGCCCTAGCCGTAGGTGGCTTATACCGAGCGACTAAGCACGCTCATCGCCAGGGGCTGGATTTAGCCATCAGCTTGTCCCGACGAGCGAGACACTACGTGCTTAGATATTAACAGGGGGTTGCGAAATAATCAGGCCGCGTCTTTTTTCTTTGCAGCCTTCGGCGCTTCCACATCGCCGCCAAGTTCGATGTCGGCAAAGAGCGTGTCTTCAAATTCGCGGACGAACTGGACAAGCTGATCGTTGGAGCGCGACGGGTGGAAGATGATTTGGAGGATACGCAGGCGCAGTTCAGCGCGAGGGGAGAGAAGGGTCATGAGATCATTCCTTTCGCAACGCTATCAGCGGCGACAATTTGATTGAGGCGGGTCCACTTTTCTTTGGCTTCTGCGTTGCCTGCCATGAGGCGCGCGCCAAAGTCAGTGTCAGTCTTCAGGCGATTGATTTCAGAACGCGCAGATTCGGCGCTCATATCAAAGCCCTTCTTGCCGGAGCCTTCAACAAAGGCGCTTTCGCCAAGCTTGAACTTATCGTGGGCTGCAGCGAAGGTCTTGAAGAGAGCGCCGACGCCGGTTGATGTCTCAATCGCTTGAAGCTGTTCTTCCGAAAAGCCGATGGCTCGCACGAAGCGCCGGCCCTTTTCCATGTTCTGGTCATAGCGTTCGCCGGTCCATTCGCCGCGAAGCTGGCCGAGTTCGGCCGCTACCTCTTCTTCAACCTGCTTCATCATGTTGTCGCGGTAGGAAGCATCGAGGGCGATTACGTCCTTGAACACGGCCTGTGCGGTTTTCAGTGGGACGCCATGCTTATGGGCGATAGCAGAAAGCGCCTCAGCCTGTTCTGGCTGGGCGCCTTCCATGTCGGCAAAGCCGTATTCTTTAGCTTCCTTCGGTGCGACATAGTTCAGACGCTCAAGGATGGGCTTCACAGCCTCAGCATCGTTCACGTCTTCCGGCAGCTTTAGAATGCGTTCGACCGGAACGCCATGGAATTTTTCAAGCTGGAAGTAAGAGGCGACAGCGGCCTCAGGATCTGGAAAATTCTTCTTCTCAGCGTAGCCGCGAAGCTCCGGGTTCTTGAATGCAGAAAACCACGGCGGGGTAGGTTCTGCGGGAGCGGCGGGCGGGGCGGCAGCACCATCAACTGGCGGAGTAACCGGCGGCGGTGCGCCTTGTCCGCCATCGACGGGAGCGCTTGGTGCTTCTGACATGAGAGAGAATGCTTCCTGTGTTAGTGTTCGGAAGCGTTAGTTTCTCAGCATCGCGGTTAACGCGGGGTTTCAAGCCGCTGCGAGTGCATCATACTCTTCAGCACGCACAGCCTCTATAGCCTGCATCGGATCAAGGCCTAGCTCTTTCATGATCTTCAACCAGACTTCACGCCGCCCTTCAGCAAGCCCTGACGCATGAGGATCGACCATGCCTGAGACTTGGCTAACGACCGTGGTGGATGTAAGCCCCCGGCAGAACTTGGTGAGATCAGCCAGAACGATACGGCCCGCTTGGTTAAGCTGACCCTTCTGGTCAAGAAACAAATGCCGGTAGCTCATGCGGCGGCGGAAGATGCGGTTGTGCATCGATTGAGCGGCGTTCTTGGCGGCGGTCCACATGGCTTTAGCCTTGGCGATGATCGCGTCTTGGGTTGAAGGTTTGAGGCGCGCGAAGGTTTGAACCCCAAACGCGGCCACGAAGATGAGGGGAAAGATAAAGCTTTCCATCATTCAGAGCCTGGCTGAACGTATGGGATTGGGGCTGGCTGATTTTGCGCTGTAGCTGAAGCCTGCGACAGATCACGCGCAGTCTTGCCGAGAAGGGGAGCGGCCTGCACAAGCTGCTGAAGGTCAGCCTGCTTTTGCTTTTCCTCCTTCATGCCCGCGATTTCTTCAGGCGTGCGGAGCGCATCGGCCGGCGAGCCCGAAGCCTCGGCAATGATACGCGCCGACTTCGGAATGTCGATGATATCCAGAACGCCCGGATCGATCTGCGCCAGCGGCGTCAGGGCTTCGATGGTCTTTAGAATGCCCATCGCATCGTCGGCACGTTGCAAGCGATTGAGCGGTGATTTGAACTCGATGGCAACAGCGCCGCCCGCTTCAAGCAAGGCTTCCGGCATCGGTGGCAGCGTGCCAGCAGCCGAGAGGATATCCAGTTCGCGCTCAATCACGCAGGATAGGAACTCGCTTTGTTGGCGTCCCAGCGTCGGGCCGAGAAGCTGACCCTTCTCCTGAGCACGGAGGAGAGCCTGCGTTGCCGTCATGTCTGGGTTTTCGACCAGCACTTGAAAGAGCGTCACGAGGAAAGCATCGTTGACCGCTGTGCGGCGATCTTGGATCATCTCCAACGCGATAGGCAAATCACCATCAGGGCGGAGAGATTGGGCTAGAGGCTGGCCGTCCGAGTTCAGATAGCCGTAGTTCAGAGACCGGGGCGTCATCGAGAAGGGTTGAAGCGCGCCATCCTCTGCGATCAAGAACGGGGGATCGACGTGCAATTGACCCGCACGAATGACCGTCTTGTTCATCTCATTCAGCATGAGGATGTCGCGAAACACCGTCATTGCCGGCGAGCGGCCGTAAGTCTCACGCGGGCCAGTTACATAGCGGCCCACAGCATAGGGCAGGGTGCGATATCCGCCCTCATGGCAGATGGTCAGATCCTGCACCGAGAGGTAAACTGATTTGTAGGCCATGCCCACAGCATCGGCGCGGCGCGTGTCCTGATCGTCGTTTGGGTAAACGCAATGGATGAACTCAAACTCAGCGTTGGGGTTCTTCCTGTCGCCTTCTAGAGCCTTGGCGACGCATTCAGGCATCATCCAGCGCTTGGACTCGTCGGTGTGATTGACGAGCTGGAGCACCTGATAGGCTTTAAGCTTGAAGCGGCCACGGTGAACGCGGTCGATCAGGCCTTGGAAGTTCTCACCGATATAGATTTCGGAAAGGTGGATGGCCCGATAGCGTAGGCTCGAACCCATATCCTCATCAACAAAGAGGCAGGATGTGCCGAAGGCGCCGTTAGAGAGCCAGCACTCGTGAACCTGGGAGGAGAAGTTCGTCTTCGGGGCGTAGCGAGCACCGAACAGAACGCGGGTCGCAAGCTCTAGATATTCCTTGACCTCTTCGTCTTCGTTTAGTTCTGGATCGCTGGACTTTAGCCCATGCCATTGCATGGTCTCAGGGGCCAGCATCGAGCCAACAGCCGAGGCGAAGCGATCAAGCGCCAGCGTCGGGGTATTGTCAAACACCCGTTCGCCGCGCAACTCGCCTTGGAACTGGTTCTTGCTGGTGAAGTATTGCGAACGCGGAAACACCATTTCAGAGATGCGCTCATAAAGCGTATCCCAGTTCGCGCGCTCTGCTTCAAAGTCAGCCTGGCAGCGCATCAGGTGTTCAGCCTGGGCGCGCGTCTCGCTGGATTGATCGTAAGCCACTCTTAGGCCAACAAGTTTCTAACAGCCGGGGTGACTGGCATTTGGCGGCGCAACTGAAGGCGCTGCGCGTTGCCGTGCTGCGGGTTCGCAACCGGCGGCGTTGGCGTCGCTTTTTTCCGTTTAGCTGTAATAAGATCGACGCCAGCCCCGAACGGGCTTAGCTTGGATGCGCCCGCACCGGCAAAAAGAGCGCTCATGTCTCTTACCCCAGCAACGTTTTGACGGCGACGCTTGGCGTCGATGATGCACCCTTGCGAAGGGTCGCGGCGCGGCCACGGCGGCGCGCGGCTATGCGGCTCGCCTCCTCACTCATCGCCGCGTTATCAATCGTCGGCGGCGGGGGAGGCGGCGGGGGAAGAACCGGCGCCTTCGGTTTGCTGAACAAGGCTGTCATGGGCTTGAATTATCAAGCCGAGCAATGGCCTAGCGGGCTTTAGGTTCTTGGCTCACGCAAGATCAGTGCGAACACCCTCAATTCCAGACTTTGCGCCCGCTAGTGTCGCTGATAGCCCAGACACTGCAGTCTGCGCCGCAGCTAAGTTTGCTGCGGCCTCTACCCCGGCAACTGCATCCTCTGAATCCACTAGGGCTGTGTGTGCTGAAGTCATCGCCACATCGTAGAGAACGCGGCGATTTACTTCTATGCCGCCGCTGTCAGGCCCGGCTTCACGCTGGCGCTTTAGAGCCGATAGGCTACGGCTATCTTGTTGAGACCCGGCCAATCGCATGGCCCCTAATTCTGCGCGCGTTACCATTAGCCTAGAACCGTGTCTGAGGTTTGATAGTGCGATGGACGAGCAATCTTAGCTGCCGGTTCTTTATAATCGATGCACATCATGCCGAACGCATCCGCCGCGTGACTCGACCAGTCATGGTCTGGGCCAAGACCAATCTCCCGCTCATCATCACTGCGCTTTTCGTGATACCAAGCTAACGCCTGGCGCAACGCCAGCGTCCGGTCCAACTCACCGCCGTAAGGCGATTTGTTGAACCATATCTTAGTGAAAAGCTGTTGCGTTGTCTTGATCCGCTGCAGCACGGCCCCAGAAGGGGAGTGGACTTTTTTGGTCTGATAGCCAGCCTTCTTAAGCTGCGCTTCGAAGTCCATCCCGGTTGGGTTGTCGGCGTGTGTTTGGCCAGCATCGTGAGGCAGGACCATAAAGGGCTTAAGGTGCTCATCCCATCCACGATTGCGCAATTCGGTCAGATAATAGGCCAGCATCTGGCCCTGACCTTCGATATAATCGAGCACATGAATACGGTTCTGGACCCACTGATTGACCACGACCGTCATCGCGTCAGCCTTCTTGTTGGGGCCGCCAATGTCCCAGTGAGCGTAAACCCTTAGGTTTGGCTCTGCCGAAAGTGGCGCGATACGATCCGTGCGCTTCGCCGCAAGAAGTCCCTTGGCATAATACGAACCCTTGAAGCTGGTTCTGTGGGCGCCATCCCAGATATGCTCGTATTCTTCTGGATTATCGCGCTCGCAAACGCGGCGCTCACGCTCAAGAACAGACGGAAACCAAGGATTGTCACGCCAGTTTAGTTCAACAACGGCCACGTCATCATCTGGGCTATTGCGAAAGCGCGCCTCCGTCCGACTGCGCGGGTTTTCCGGGTTCCATGTAACCCATATCTCCGAGTCGTCCTCACGCACAGAAGGGATGAGCTTTTCCCACGCTTGATCGGATACAGGGTCCGCTTCATCAATCCAGCATAGCAGTATCTTCGCCTTTGACTTGATGCTGTTTATATTGTGGCGCAACCCGGCGAACTTGAATGAGACACGCCTGTCTCTGGTGCGGATGTACTTTTCGCCAACGTCATAGTGTGACTTCAGCCATTCATCAGATTCAATCGCCGCCTTTACCTCCATCAACGAGCTATCATCGAGGCTGTTCATAAACTCGCGGCAGCACAAGATAATGCCTTCGCGGCCCGCCTGAGAAGCGATCACACCGCGCACAGCGGCCATCTTGGCGAATGATCGAGTCTTGGCGGAGCCTCGGCCACCGAACGCGCCCCGTATCCGCTTGTTAGGCGCCACGAATACTGGGATCAACTTTGGCGGAATTTGGATCGTATGTTCGGCTTCAGCCATCTGGTCCGACTAGTCGAATGGCCGTCACCATGATTGGCTCGCCATCCTTGCCTGTGTGCTCTAGGTTCTGCTTATCCCGCCATTTGTCGCCGCGACGGTTACGAAGCCATAAAGATGCAGCGCCTACATCAGGGGCCACATGCTCTGTGTATGGCGCATAAACGGGAGCCTGCGCATTGGCTGGCATGAATATCTTGACGGCGCTGTGTGAGTAACCAACAGCTCTGTTATAGAGACTGCGCTCAACCCGATCATCACTGGCCTCCTTGCCAACCCGTAGAGCCTGACAAAAAGCATCGTGTGCCTGAGCCCATCTGTAGATGGTCCGAACGTCCACTTCGAAGAAGTCCGCAAGCTCTAAATCTGTTGCGCCAAGACGGCAAAGCTTCTCTGCCTGCTTTGGGTAGCCTGACTTGTATTCAGTTGGACGGCCTAGAACTGGCTCCTTGGGATCGTCCTCATTCGGTTGAGAGAGGATGCCATCAGCAATAAGTGCGGCAGTCTTCTCTGCCTTGCTCTTACGGCCTGCACCGTTGCGTTTACCGCCGCGTTTTGATTTCTCTGACACCATTTGATTATCATGTGGAAATCAAACCAGCGGGGCTTAGTGCTAGGCTGCCAATTTCTGAGGCTCACGCCCCAAGATTTGCTTAACCATCGGGGCAACTTGCACAGCTAAAGCGAGGGCGGCTAGGAGTTCTGCTCTGCCCATGACTTGGGGCGGCGCCGGTTGATGATGGGCTTGCTGCTGCTGTTCCCGCTCCAAGCGGTCTAGCTGTTCCTTCATGGATGCCATCATGGCTTCGAGCTTACCGAAATGGCCGGCGGCGGCTTCCGACGCTGATGCTCGGTTCTTCTCCATGTTCTCAACCTTTTGGTTGATACGCTCGGAACGGCCGTTCATTTCCTCGCGGAGGGCAGAAATGCGTCCATCGCACTCGGCTGCGGATGTCGTCGTGCTGCGCTCTAAACGGTCGAGCTGAGCCTGATAGCCGGATCCTTTGGTTTCCAGCGAGGCAAAGCGTCCACCCGTCATAAAGGCAACTCCGACCATTGACAGGATAGGGGAGAGGATCGCCGCACACGTCGCTATGATCGTGAGGGTATCCATATTACAGCGCGCGTCCGGTCATAACGACTGCCCCATTTAGGCATACTGCTTAAGCTTGCGAGCTTCGCTGCCGAACGCGCGCCGTGAGAATTAAGATAGCACGGCTTTGGGTGCTGGGGCCTTCAGGCGTCTGAGTTTCTTGATCTCCGCATGAGCTAATTCGATTGCATCTCTGGCCTTAGCTGCGTCACGCTTTGCCTCTTTGCCGGCGCCTGGTTCACTAGCTGCGAGAATGACGCGGAGGTTTACTTTGGTCTCCGATTCCAGCCTGTCGATGCGGTGCTTTGCGTTAGCTGCGTCTCGGAGAAGTTCAGCTTGGGTTGGAATGTGCTTAGGGACTGGCGGGGGAGGGTTGGCCCTAGCCTCAGCCTTTATCTCAGAGCGTTCCTTCTTGGTGCGGCGGCGGGTCTCGATGATGGAGACGATCTCTGCCGTTGCTTCGGACATGAACTCGTCAACGTCGATGGCTAGAGCCTCGTCTAGCATCCCCTCCATGTGAGAAGCTTGCGTGTCAACGAAGGTGTTGTCCGCCCTCATTCTGAGGTAGGCTTCTTCTTCTTGGCCGATCTGCTTTCGGTTCAGATCCCACATCATCTCCAGTTTCCAGACCGGAAAGTTCACGCCCCTCATGTAGCCTATGGCGAGGCATCGAACCGTGCGGCCGTCATCTCCGCCCTTACGTTTTTCGGTGACGCGCCACTTGGCTAGCTCGAACCGTGTCGCCAGCACCCGAACGATAACCCGGAATACTTCGGCCTCCTCTTTGGAGATGACGCGAAGGTGCTTCGGGGGCGCGCGTTCCTCATCATCCGGCGGGGGAAAATTTCCGCCTAACCGTGCTCTTGGGTTCTCTGCTAGCGCCATGCCAGCGCCGATAGCAGGGGAGAGTTAAAGCGCCTTTACTAAGCCGCCCGGCAATCGCTCCCAACCTACCGTGCGCTTGCAGATTTTACAGGAGTGCCAGTGATCTTCCTTGGCTTCGGACTTGCGCTCGCCGGCAGCGTACCAAGTCTGGCGGACCGACTCCATCGCTCGCATCGTAAACTCGGCTTCGCAGTCGTTTCGTTTGCAGAGGATATTCGGCGGGATCGTCACTTGCCCGCCCGGATCATAGCCATGTAGAGGCGAACCTGCGTCTCATACATGCCGTTGCGTTCAACCATGGCTTCCATGCGGCTGATGTCTGAAGCGTTGGCTTCTAGCATCCCTTCGGAGAAACCAAGATCACGCGCATCTGCTAGCCACTGGGCCAGCTTCTTGATGTCTAGCGTTACACGCTCAGGGAAGGGGAGCACATCGCTCATTGGGCTTGCTTTAGCCTCCACGCTACCATCGTTCCGGGCTTAGACTTGAAGCCAACCTTGAGCCGCTGGCGCTCTACTGCGCCGTCAATCTCCATGGCTCGCAAGGTCGTCTGCACATCGGTTATGTTTTCGCCCAGCATGACAGCAAGGTCGCGCTCTGGGATGAAGTCCTTGGCGCCGAACATCAAGCCGCGTAGGGCCTCACTGCGTTGGCTCAGGTTTGTATCCCTGTAGCGGCTATCGCGGTTGGAGCGCTCGGTGTTCACTCGTCATCCCCGATGAACTGGCCATGACCGAAGCGCTTAGGGTCTCCGTTGCCTGCGTTGATCGCACGATGGACTTTCTTTTCGTCCTCGGTTGGTTCGCGCTTAGCTGGCGTCCAATTGAACCATGTGCCTGGGAGCCAGGATTCCATAGCGTGAGATGGCGGAGTTGTGATCGTAAGAAAAACGGTTTCGTCCGTGTTAAAGGGCATTGGCGCCACTTCAACCCAATCACGTCCTTCAATGCCATACCCGCCGTTTATCCTCATCGCGCGCGCCAGTGTCGAATGAACATAGATCGGATTCATTTTGCCGCCCTCACTGCTTCCTGCACAATGCCCTGCAAATCACCGACTGGATTTATTCTAGCATAATCTGGAACGGCTACACGCCTAGCTCTCTCACGTTCTGCTCTCGCAGCAATCGCTTCGTAATAGGCTGTCTCCACTTCCTCAAACCAACGGTCTTCTCCGTGGCGTTCAGTGTAGAAGCGGCGGGCGGCGTCCATCATTGGACAGGCTCCTCTGTTGCTGGCTCTGCCTTCTCAAGACGCATGGCCTCGTGAACTTCACCCATAAGCTTGCTGAGGCGCAAAATCGAAGCACTCGTTGGGGCATTATCGATAAGGTCCAGCATCACATCGATGATGTCGCTGTATTTGCGCTCGCGGTCATTCATGCTCATGCGACTTTGCCTCTGGGTATCTCTTCGGGTAGCTGCGATCTTCCCAATGCTCAGCCGAACTATACCGGTTCGTGTTGCTGTCAAAGCTAGCGTAGGCATCGCCCGGCTTACCCATGATGCGGTGGTTTTTTTTCTTCCACACGCGGATACGCACGCGTGTTGAGGATGGGTCCGGCGCCCATTCGCCGGTCGTCTCGCCATCCTCATCTTTCTCAGGGACGGAAGGGGGATCACGGTGCGATGTCACACCCATGTCCACGCCATTGAACCAGTGTGCGCTCCCAGAGATTTCATAGCCCTCAGGCATCGCATAGGTTCCGTCATCGAGCTTCCGCATCTTCGTAGGGTGAGCCACGATAGCTACGTGAACGTTAAAGGCCCGCGCAAACATCTTAGCGCGACGGATGCTTTTTTGGATGTAAGCCGTCTCGGATTCGCGCCCATCAAGCACATGCTCAATCTGCGACCAAGGATCTAGGATCACGATGCGGCAACCATCGCGGGCAACGGCGGTCTTGGCAGCCTCAAAGAACCAATCAAGCGTAGCGTCGAAGAACTCCTCTTGGCCGGGGCCAGCAAAGCCATCGGCCACAAGGAACGTCACTTGTTCGTTTACCCAGTCGGTTACTTGCTCGCGCTCCTCGCTAGTCGCTTTGTAAGCCGGACGCCCAGTCAGGAAGCCGATGCAGTCATCCAAATAATCGCGCTGCGGCGTCGCCTCGAATGTGCCGTGTGCGATCTTCACGCCATCGCGGCGCGCAAGCGACCAAGCGATAGCGTTAAGTAGGGAAGACTTGCCGTGACCGGGAATGCCCGTCCAAACGGAAACTTGCATCGGGCAGATAGGGATCAAATCATCAATCGGTTGCAGCACGTCCGGCCGCCAAACCTCGAGCGGCGGCAACGGCGCCATCTCTCGGATTTTATAAACGCCGGCCACTCGCACCCATCGTGCGCCATCGATGCACTCACGCACGGCATCCTCGCCATGCACTTTCAGAACATCGTTCAGATCCTTGCAGCCACGCGGGTAGGTCACGAACTGGCAGCGAGCTGCACCGAGAAGGTTCGTAAGGTCCGACAACATGGCAGCGCCTGGACCGTCTGCATCGGATGCAATGATGATCCGCTTGGTGTTGTTCATGGCCGTGTAAGCGTGCTCGATAGCCGCGTACTTGCCGCTTCGCACCTCACCGTCAGCGGCTAGGGCAGGGGCGCCAATCGGCACGCTCACAGTTCGCCAGTATCCAGCTTGGATTGCGGCTACCGCGTCGAACTCGCCCTCAGTGATGATTAGTGGCTCATCCACCAACGCTTCATCGGCAATGCAATCGTAGCGCCAGAGGATTTGTTCGCCGCCTTTGTCCTGGCGAAAGGTCTTTTGGTCCAGCGCGCGGAATTTTCGATTTACCTGCAGCCCTTCTCGCTCATACGGGAAGACGATGCCCTCAGTTCCAGCGCGATCTTGGACGCTGACAAGCCCCAGTCTTTCGCACAACTCCGGGTCCAGCCCACGGGCCGCGAGGAACGAACGCGCTCGGGCGTTCAAACTGCTTGTCTCGCTGACGGTTCTCTTCGCTTCGTTCATCGATACGTCCTGCCCACGCGCAATGGTGGCAATTGAAAACTGCGGTTAGATCGGCATCGGACTTCACCGAAAGGCACGGGTCTTTTTTGTTGCGCCTAGTCGGTGAGCACTTCGGGCAAGTCGTTTTCCACGAACGACCCCAGCCACGAAACGCGATGCCGAAAGATTGGAAGCTGCTCACGGAACTCAATACACGAAACGAGGAATGCCGCTGCGCTTGCTTGACGATGCACGCGGGATTGGATCGTTCACAGCCTCGACTGCCGCCTCAAGTTTCCCGTTCATGAAAACTTCCACGAGGCAGCAATACTTCCAGCTTTCCTTGCTCGTGTCCGGTAGCGACAGGTAACGCTTGGCTGCCTTGGTGATTGCCTCTGCGCCGTAAAGTTCAACACCGCCCTGAAAGCGTTCAAACGCTTTGCGCTTGTCGCTCCGCTCGCGCCGGTTCTTCGGCCACGCCATCCAAATCATCTGAAACTCTTTGGTGTACGGAACGAGTTTCTTGGCCGTCGATTTTGGCGGAGCCGTCTTTGCCGCAAGTGCTCGCTCGTAAGCCGATGGCTTGGGGGACGTAATATCAATCTCGTTAGAGATTGATTGGGTACGTTCAGTGGGTCCCGTTCTTCTATTGTATGCGATGTCCGACCCATCGGACATCGGGTGTCCGGCCAGTCGGACATCGGCCCCAATGTCCGACGCACAGGACATTGGCGTAACTTCAATAACTTGGGTGCCGATGTCTGACGGGCTGGACATTGGCTTTTTGCCGATGTCTTGCTGTTCGGACATTGGCTTTAAATCGAGTTTGACGCGATACTGATTGCCGACCTTGCCGCGCCCTTTGGTGGTGCGTGGGGCAACCTCTAAATAGCCGATGTCCGAAGACGAAAGCTTCTTGATCGCGGCGCAAACAGTTGAGCGTGCGATGTCGAGCTTGTCTGTTAGTTCTTTCTGGCTAGGCCAACACCAGCCCTCGCCATTCGTGTAGGTGCCGAGCGCGGCAAGCACGACCTTATCGGCGTTGGTGAGGCGCTTATCGAATACAGCGCGGGCGGGGAGGATGGAGTAACGGGGACCGGAGGACATGCTGCTATCATGCTTCCGCTCGCGGGCGAGGGGCGTTTGATCGTTGCTCATGCGCGAGCCCCGCGCTTTGAATCTTTCTGGTTCGGGCGCGCGCGATCAATAGCTGGTGGTTGTTTCGCTCTGGTTTCTCTATCGGTAGCGCTGGTACGCTCCCACAAAAATGTGGGGACACCGCGAAGCGTCTTGGCTTTCTTGGTCCCGACTAAACGGACTTCGCCCTTGCGCTCTAAAACGCGAAGGAGGTTCGCGGTCTCGCAGCCTCTAGGCTTCATGCCCATGCGGCGCTCGATTTCACGAGGCGTTGCTTGGCCGGCGTCTAAGGCTAGAAGGATCGCTTCCTTGAAGACCTGGCGCGCGCTTTTCCGTTTCACCTTCGTAGCGGTTCGCGGATTTATGTGTCCGCCGCAGTGGGAGCATACCAGTAATGGTGCTGTGCGCGGCTTAGGCTTGACTTTCTTGGTTCGTTCGCTCATCTTCAAATCACCAATGCAAAAGGGTTCGCCGCTTTCGCAGCTTGGTAGTTGGGACCTTGGTCGGGTCGGCAGTTTTCAGAAAGCGCCCTGGTTAGCAGCCGGGGCGTTTTCGCTTTCTAGGTCTGTGTCTGTTTGCTCCGTTCGTCCAGCGATTCGATGTGACTAGGAACGAAGTGGCGCCACGCGCCATTGGTGATGCGATCCCAATAGCCAGCGCCAATCTCTGCTTCGCACTCCATCGGCACGATAATGTTCAGACCGCGCTCGAATTGCAATTCTTTGCCGCGCCGCCAGTCTTTGGCGTGATCGCCTCCGTTGCGCCCCAGAATGTGAAGCGCCAGCCCCGAGGGCCATTGCGGCCAATTGCGGAATGCGTCTTTCAACGCCGCTTCACGGTCGCGCATCGTGCTATACATGCCCATCAGTCATCCTTCCTGTGGCGTTCCGCTTCCGTCATGGGCGTTCCCGAGGTCATTGACTGGCCTCAAATTGGCGAAGCGCTTCTCGCCCCATTAGCGTTAGCCCGATCACTATAGACGGCCCGCGCTGCTCTTTGAACACAAGGCCAAGCTCCACTAGGCGTTCGACGGACACGCTGTGCATTTTGGGTTGCTCATGCTCGTCTGTCGGCAGGCGATTGATCATGTCGATCATGGGCTCTGGAAAACGCGGATCAATCATGCGCTCGCCCCGCTCGAAATACCGGAGCGCCATGATCTCCAGCGCCAGCGCGCTAGGATGGTCAACCACAGGCGTCTTGTCATACTCGGGGAAATCCAGCGCGAGCCGTCGCACAGGCGCACCGCCGACGCAGATCACGATTGAGCGCGGCTCCATATCCATGTCACGCTTGAACTTCACGCCAATGAACTCAAACTCACCAGCCATCATCTTTTGCGGCTCGGTCTGATAAAGGAGCATCGGGTTTGCATCGCGCCGGAACTGCATGTACGCGTCGCGACCGATCCAGCCGTCCATTTGCGGAATGTCGCCGCCCTGCTTGGCGTCTCGGATGCTGTGACGCACTCCCATGATGACGTTGCCAAGCCGGTTGATCAGATCAGTGTCGGTCACTAGGTCACGATCTCCTCAACCGCATATCTCAGCGTTTGGTTATCGAGAGAGGTAAGAAGAAGCGCGAGCACGACAGACGTATCAACGTCGAAGTCGTCAGCAACGACCTTGAGCTTTCGCTTGATAGCCGCAAGCATGTTAATGTCCCTTTCGTCCATCGCGCGCAGAGCCTCGCTCACTGTTGCTACGTTACTCACCGGCTCGCTCCGTTACTCATCAAGTCGATTGGCCGCGCGCGCCGTAAAGCCTGAGAGCACTCGCGCATTGTGTTGGCTACGCGCTCAAAAGCTTGAGCCACAGCCTCAGTATGCTCACCGTCAACGTTAGGGCTGATAGCTGCTCTACCTTCAAGCAGACGTGCGCAATGGTCATAGGCTAAGGCTGCGGCTGTATCTGATGGGGTCATGCGTCACCTTCGACGGGATAGGCGCCCATCCACTCGTCAATAACTTGACCGGCCTCTGCGATGTCCCACTCGATTTCTTCGCGGGCCTTCTCCTCGCAAACCTCAAGTGTCGGCCAAATATCCATATCTCGGTAAACGTGGCCGACGGGAGGATCGCCATTGGTGACGCACACTTTCCACCAATTCGACCATTGCGAAGACGGCTTGATCGCCTTCGCAGGTGCGAAATCCACGTCCGATAAGACCTCGGGCAACAGATGAAATGGAGTCACGGCAGAAATTCCCTTGATAATACTGGATCGTTTCGATTTAGACGCGGTTAAGGGTAGGAGTGAACCCTAGGAAGGCGCATTACTTGGCGGTAGTTCGTGCCGTTTTGCGCTTGCCGCCGTATGTCGCGTAGCTCGGACACTTCATTGGCAGATTCAAACGATGCGCTTTGCCAATGACTGCCATGCGAGTGAAGCCGTGCTCTAGCTCGGCTGCAATCTCAGCCGCAGAGTGAGTAGGCCACATGCGGCGCAGAGTGGTGACACGCTCCGGCGTCCAGCGCGAGCCGTCAACAAGCAGGTATCGATTGCCTGCGCGTTGCATTGGGATCGCACTCATGCACGCTCTCGCTGCTGATCGCTCTCACCGAAGTTAGGCCAGCGCTTTACGTTATCCTCACGAGGCGGGCGCGGCGGTGAAGCGGGCATGCCGCGCGCAATCCCAAGCGCCGTCCGGTAGCCCCAAGCTAAACACCAGCCTCCGCCGGCAAGGGCGGCAAGCAGAACATGTAGCCAGTTTATCTCGATCATGCGTAATCCTTCCGGCCTAGTCCTGTTTCAGTCCGCCCCGAATCATCCACGCCAAGAAACTAGCCCAGCCTATTAGAGCTGAGAGCCATTCCGAGGCTGAACTGATTTGGTGCGGGCGCGCAATCATTGTTGAAAGCCCTTCGGCTCCTCGTCTTTGAGGATCGTCTTTTTGAACAGCGAGCCAGACGCCATGTGAAAGACCACGACGCCCTCAGGGTTCATGAAGCCGGGGGACGCGGCGCTACCTTCGACACGCAGCTTTTCGAGGCACGACGCGACCACGGCAGTATCGAACTCACCGCGATAAAGGATCGGCACGACATGGCAGCATGCTGGGATCGGCGGCTTGTCAGGATCGTTCCAGCGCGTAGTGTTGAACAGCGACCAGCGCTTTTCACCGATGGTGTATTTACGCTGGATGCCTTGGCCCCACCATTCGCCAAAGTGCGAACCGGGGCCGAGCGTCAGAAGCTCGTCTTTGTGCTCCGTCGCCCATCGCGCGAAGCCGTAATTGTCGTCCTCAGGCGTGATCCAGCGCGTGCGCGAGCCGATATAGAAGCCGCCGTCCTCAGTGATGGTGATTTGTGCGTTTGTGCCGTCCAGTTTTTCTGTGACGATCATCTCACGCGTGAGGCGTTTGATCTTCGGAAACGGGACAAAATCAATCACTTCGCTAACTCCAACGGCAACAAATCACGACAACTCACAAGCCCGCCTGTAATCCTCTCGATTCGCACGGCAACTTTGAGCGAGCAGCCGCGCTGGCGATTGAGTAGATCGGACGTTTGACCAACGGAAAGCTTTAGCTTTTTTGCAAGCTGCGCGGTCGTTAGTCCTTCATCTTCCTGATACTTGCGAAGCGTCATGCAGCGTTGATGCCTCAAAAAATATTCGCAGTCAACGAACGAAAGTTGTTGCAATGCTATTCGCGTTGTGCGAACGTCACCAAATCACAGAGGCGGTTAACGCCGCGTTTACGAGTCGGGGGATTTGAAGCAATGATTACGGATACGAGCGATGATCGCTTCCAGTACGAAGGCGACACCCCGTCAGAAGCCGAACGCTGGGAGCAACAAGCTCGCGTAGATCGCGCTGACGAAATTCTCCACATGCTGCGCGAAGCAAACCGCACCGCAGCTAAAGAGCTTCACGCTATCGGGATGCTGGATATCAAGGGCTGGCCGCCGCGCGGCTCTTGCGATTCGGCTGATGAAGTTATTGAGGGCGCGGCGGATGAAGCCAATGGGCTTTTCTCCGCGATGCTGGACGAAGCCGCCCTTACCGAAGCCAAGCGCATTGCGGATGGCGAAGATGAGTGAGCCTATCACCGAGCTTGAGCGCGCGCGCATTCGCTACCTCTCCGCTAATTTACGCGGAGAAATAACGGATAAAGAGTGCGGTCAACGCCTTGCTATGATCGACCGGACCATAAAGCGCCTAGAGCTAAAGGCTGAACGCTTGGTGAAGGCGCGCGAGCTTTCGCGGTCATGGAAGCGTCGGGCTCGATTCGTCGCAAGCTCATTGGGGCAGCACCCATGAATTACGAGTTTGTGGCGATCATCGCGCTTTCCTCCGTCATTCTTTGCGCTTGGTTCTACCTTGCACACGTTGTGTTTACGGAAGGCGCTCAAATTCGCCGGGCTAAGCGCGACGCTGAATTGGCGGCGTTGAAACTGTCCGGTCAAGACAAAAACCGGCATGTGGATTTTCATATCTAATGACCCACGTTCCCCACACACCGAGAGACGACATGGATAACGTTCACTATCTGCCAGGAGCCAAGCGCGAAGAGAGCAACGTCTGCACGTTGCCGCGCCGCTCCAGCATGGCGCTTGGCCTACTTGCCGGCGGCTTAGGCGACGCGTTCGACGTAGCGCTTGGCAAGGGAAGCAAACACCCTGATCGTGGCGACATGATCCAGCTTTCCGAAGCGCTCGACACTTTGGCTCTCCGCTCTCGCAAGTATGGCTACGCTTTGAGTAAGCCAACTATGCTTGTGATCGCGCAAAACATCGAAAGCCTGTCCGAGCATATCATGCACATCGCAGCCGATGTGGAGGAAGAACAATGAAATCTGCAAGCGTGAACGTCCCCCGTCAGCGCGAGCAGCGGAGCGTGTCGCCGCCTACCCCAGTGCCAAACGGCGGCACGCTCCCCCCTCTTGTTAGCGTTCACTTGAACGCGCTGCTTGCGAAGGTGAAGCCGCAATGAGCTTTGTCCGCATCGCATGGTTTACTGCCGCTTGGCTCTGCATGGCTGGCATCGCAGTCTGCGGCATTCGTGTTCTAGGAACGCCTCAAACTTGGCCTGAACCCGTAGCCATCGGTATCCTTATGCTTGCTGCAGGTACGTTTGCAGCAGCACAGGCAAGAGCTACGCAGTGAAGGCTAAGCGCCGTGATCCGACTGAGCGCGTTAAGCGCGAGATCAGAGAGCGGCAGAACCATGCTTGCTTCATCACTGATTGCTCAGAGCCTATCGCTGTATTCGAGCATTGGACCATGGTTGCAATCGGAAATGACGACTATCCAGACTGTGGACTTTGCAAGCATCACGCCGACATCAAGACCTACGGCGGTCCTGGACGTGTTGGCGGAGACATTCGAGACGTAGCGCACATCAAGCGGTTGCGGAAGAAAGCGGCGGGCGAGACAAAACCCAAGCGAAAGATCGCCAATCGTGGCTTCGATAAGACGAAAACCAAGAAGCTCGGCAGCGGCCGAGTTGTGGAGAGAAAACGGTGAGCAATCATGCGCCTTGTCACTGACCTAGAGATAGCGGCATCCGCCCCGGCGCGATGGATCCGTCAGTACAAGGATTGGCGGGACGATAGACGTTTTGCGCAAGGCCATTCTGCAGGAGAGACACGCGCAAAAATTGCCGAACTCAACGGTGATTACTCCCCATCTAACATTGAACAAGCCATAGGCAAAAGCTGGGCGAAGCCCTGGTGCAATTGGTGCAATGAATGGAAGGAGGCTGTCGTCACTTGTGATGAGGCAGACTACACGACTGATATGTGTTTCGATTGCGCGCGCTCGGCATCTAAGCTTTTGCGCGCCTATAGCAAACTGCGCGTCAGCGAGGACCGGGACGGAGAAGACGCATGACGCACCTTGAGCAGACCACAACGCTAGACATGATCTATTGCGCCATCCGCATCCTCAAAACGCATTACGATGTTGTGGACGTTGGCGACGGTGATAGACCCGGCCAAGGCCCGAATTGGGCGATGCGCGCAACCAACCTGCTTGACGAAGCGATGGAAATTGTCGCTCACGCGACAGAGAAGGACTGAACATGGCAGACGGAAAAGAAGACGAGATCGTTATCGAGGTTGAGGGTAAACAGGTTCAAGTCTCGAATGTGCCGACGCGTACAACCGCCCTCACCCCAATGGAGATGCTTAGCCGAGCCGTAGAGAACGGCCAGAGCATTGACGTTCTGGACAAGCTCATGGGCTTGCAGGAGCGCTATGAGGCGAACCAGGGACGCAAGGCTTTCAACGCGGCGATTGCTGACGCTAAAGCGCAGATCAAACCGGTGACGAAAAACCGTGACGGCCACAACAGCAAATACGCTGACATGGCCGCCTACGCTAAGGAGGTGGATCCCATCCTCGCAGCGCACAACCTCTCCTATCGCTTTCGCACGAAGCAAGAAGGCTCGGTAACGGTGACGTGCATTCTCGCGCATCGTGACGGGCATTTCGAGGAAACGACACTCTCCGCTGAGGCTGACAAGAGCGGCAACAAAAACAGCATCCAGGCGATAGGCTCAACGCTATCGTATCTGTGCCGCTATACGCTCATTGCAGCGCTCGGATTGGCGTCTGAACTAGATGACGATGATGGGCGCTCCGCTGGCGGCGATGAGCCAATCAGCGAGGATGAGCTAGTCGCGCTTCGCGCTCGCATTGACGAGACCAAGGCCGACACAGCGCGTCTGTGCGAAACGCTAAAGGTTGATGCCCTCCCCGATCTGCGCAAGAGCCAACTCAAAGCGGCCAACGCCATGCTGGACGAACGCGCCAAGCTTCTAGCCAAGAAGCTGAAGACCAAGGAAACGGCCCAGTGATCGAACAAGGCACACCTGAGTGGCATCAACTCAGATGCGGCAAGGTCACGGCCTCCCGCGTCGCTGACATCGTTCGCAAGGTAAAGAGCGGCGGTGTCAGCGCATCACGCCAGCGCTACCTTGGCGAGCTTGTGGCTGAACGTCTGACGGGCTGTCCTACGGTTGGTTTCAAATCGGCCGATATGGAGTGGGGCAACGCTAACGAGGACAACGCGCGCCAGTTCTACGCCTTCATGAATGACGTGACGCTTGAGACTATTGCGTTCGTCCCTCACCCAACAATTGAGATGGCCGGCGCTTCACCTGATCGGCTCGTAGGTGCGGATGGTCTCGTAGAGATTAAAGCCCCTGCAATTCATACGCACATAGAGACGTTGCTCACGGGCGAAATCGAGCCTGACTACCAAAAGCAAATGTGCTGGCAGATGGCATGCACTGGGCGCCAGTGGGTTGATCTGGTCAGTTACGAACCTCGCTTGCCTGAGAACCTTCGCATGTTCACCAAGCGCGTTCATCGCGACGAGACCGCTATCAAAGCGATGGAGGCAGAAGTCGAAAAGTTCTTAGCCGAAGTGGAGGATACAATTCGCCAACTGCAGCGCTTGGAGCGGTAGGTGGCGATTGAGATTATGCTCCGGCGCCACCTTGGCGCTCTCCGTGCGATCAACGCTATGGGCGAGGAGCAGATTGCGGACTTGCCTTCTAACGTTGTGTTCAAGGCGGTCCTGACAAGTCAGAAGCCGCGCAGCATCACGTACTTCAACAAGTTCTTCGCCTTGCTCACGGTGCTTTACCCGCACCAATCGTACTATCCAACCATGCTTAAGTTTCGCAAGGCCGTAACGATTGCACTCGGCTTCGCGGAAGAGACGGTCCTCCCTTCTGGAAAAGTCATGGTCGAGGCTGAGAGCATCGCCTGGCACAAGATGAAGGAAGAGGATTTCGAGCAACTTATGAAGCGCTTCTTTGAACTCGCTGAAACGCGCATCCTTCCTGGCATCGACCGCAAGGACGTTGAGCGCGAATGGGAAGAAGTGATGAAGGGCTACGGCAATGGATGAGCAAGAGGAATGGCGTCCGATTATCGCGGCGAGCGGGTATGAGGTTTCTAACCTTGGGCGCGTGCGATCCCCGCGCGGCAATATTCTTAAACAGCAAGCTAATTTCAAAGGATACATGCGTGTCCTTCTGCGTGAGCGGTGTTTTCGTGTTCATCGTCTCGTAGCTGAAGCTTTCATTTCCAATCCGCAGGCCCATCCGCAAGTCAACCATCGGAATGGCGACAAAAAAGACAATAGCGTGCAAAATCTAGAGTGGTGCAGTAACGCAGAAAACACACTTCATGCTTTCCGCGTGCTGGGACGAGTTCACCCGAGCAAAGGAAAATTCGGACTAGAGAACGTAACGGCGAAACCACTAACGCATATGGGCGTGACTTTATCGCGCAAAGAGTGGGCCGAACGCGTTGGAATTGCACCCGGTACACTTAGCAGGCGACTGGCGGATGGCTGGCCTTTAGCTCGCGCTTTGAGCAACAGTAAGGGCAGGCGACAGAACACCTGATAGCGGGGCTGCTGTCAGGCGCGCGCCGGCTCAATGGGCTATGGCCGGCGCGCAATTCTTTCAAGCGGTAAGGAGTAGGTAATGGCTCTGGTTGATTTTGGCGTAACTGATTCGCGGCGCACTTACGTAAGCGAAACGGATTATACGACACGGCGCGGTGCGGACGAACTGAAAGCCAAGATCGAGGCATATTGGGCGGCACGCGGCCAGCCCGTCACGCTTCGGATTGTAGAGCGAGGATTTCACCCGACAGTGCGGCATGGGCGATGGGACATTATCTCAAATCTCATAAACGGCCTACCCTCAAACAAACCGCTTGCGCCATTCGCGAATACGTGTATAGATGAGGAATGAGCGGCGACATGCTCCCTGCTGAACGTGTTCTTAATGACTTGCGGAAAGCCTGTGATGCAGCCGGTTCGCAAGTCGCGTGGGCAGAAGCCAACGATGTCTCCCCTGCTCTGCTTAGTGAAACGCTTTCAAAGCGTAGAGACTTAAGCCCGGCCGTTCTCTCTGCGCTCGGCTATGAGCGCGTGGTTTTGTATAGGAAGCGCAAGTGACTTACGAAAAGCCAAAGTCACTGAACGAACGCCTTGCGCGTGGCCGCCCAACCTCATGGCCTGTCCATTGGGATGGCGAACGTCAGTACGCCCCTCGCCTTGGCGGCGCCTACGTTCGCGTTCCCTTCGGCCCAGGTTGCTACAAGTCGATTGATGAGGCTGACGCTGTAGCTTGGGCGATCAAGGAAGCGGCTCAAAAGCTAGCGTGGCCCGATGAAGAACCCAAGCCGGATGCTACGTGATCCAGGCGCAGGCCAGTAGCCGCCCGCTCCACTTAGAGAACTTAGACAGGAAGGAAACAGCTTGTTCATAACCGCAGATCAGGTGCTCGCGCACGCAGTCGGTGATTACATCCTGCAATCGCATTGGATGGCGACCGAGAAGACGAAGCGCTCGCTTGCGGCGGGTATCCACGCCGTGACGTACACGCTGCCGTTTCTGTTTCTGACACAAGCGCCGCTGGCGCTGGCGTTCATCTGCGGCACGCACTTTTTGATTGATCGCTTCCGGCTCGCGCGCTGGGTCGTGTGGGCGAAGAACGGTTACCTGTGGCGCCGTGACTCTGTGGTCCCACACCTCAACCTGCACCTGAAGCCAACCGCGACCGGCTATCTGGATGACGTTCCGTCGTGGCTGAGCGTCTGGCTCCTCATCATAGCGGACAACATTCTGCACGTCATCCTGAACGGCGTTGCGCTCGCTTGGCTCGTTTGAACCCCACCCCAACAACCCAAGAAGGAAGTAACGTGGAAGAGAGTGGAAAAGAAAAATGGACGCCGGGGCCGTGGAGTGTGCAGCCGAACGCTCACGACGTTCCCTGCATTGTGCAGGGTCCGAACTACCGCGTTGCAGTCGCGCACCGACAAGAAAACCGCCCCAACGAGGCGACCGCCGCCGCCAACGCGCGCCTGATAGCCGCCGCTCCTGCTCTGTACGAAGCGCTGCGCCGCGTGAATGGCGCGCTTCGCGTAATCCGCGAGCACATGGATAGCACGGGCAAAGAGTTGTCGCCTGTGTTCGATTTGGCTGACGCCGACACGCTGCTCGATGTCACCAAAGCCGCTCTCCTCCTCGCTAATACGGGAGAGACGGAGAATGGGTGAGGACGTAGTTCTGCCCGGCGACGACGACCTTTGGGTGATCCAGATCACTGGCGGGTACGGCTCGTTTTTGTTTCGTGGCAACGAAGACGACGCTGAGTTCATGCGCGCGAGCAAAGCGCAGTGGGAAAGCGCGAACGGCCACAAATGGCGTCTCGATGACGAGACCTATGGCAACGCGCCTAGCGGCGTTCGAGGTAACCGTAAGCAGGCAACGGCGCAGGCGCAGGAGTCCGCAAAGCTTCTGATGCACGTTCCGAACTGGCGCAATTATGGACGCTCGCCGGCGTCTGAAAAGGCGATAGCGGCGCTAGGACTGAACTCGCCGCAGGACCAATCCGGCTTGAGCACCGATACAGGAGAAAGCGCATGACGTGTGGCGTTTGCGGAAAACCGACTTTGCACGGTTCTGCTCTGGGCGGGCGCCCCGGCACGTACCTCAGTGAGAGCGGATGCCACAACGGCGTGTGGATGGATGACGACGAATACGCCGAAGGCTGGCAGCCGGACGTGATCTATCAGCCGTGCCCGAACAACCCGAAGGGCTGCAAGAAGTGCAAGGGCACCGGCACGGTATTCACGTGGAGCGCGGACAAGACGGAGCGCTACCACCACGATTGCCCGAACAAGACGTGCGGCGGCACCGGATGGAAGGGCGAGCCTCAATATCCGGATGATCGGTACGAGAAAACCCAAACCGAGCACGACCCAGCACAGGAACAGTCCGGTGATTGATCGCGAGCTTGTCATTCTCGCTCTGCGCGAAGCGTTCAACGCTGGGGTTCGCCAAGGTGAGGACTCCGCGACCGCGTTCGAGTGGGGTTCCAGCCCAATGCTGAAAGACAAGCAGGCCTTCGAGGAATGCATCGCAGAATACAACGGCGAGACTGACCCAATTCAAATGCTGTTCGCCGCTCTCGCCCCCACCGCACCGCTAACGGCAGAGGAGAAGAAATGACGGACAGCTACGAAGCCATGAAATCGCAGAAGGAAGTGATCCTGGCTCGCGATAACGAGTTTCTGCACAAGCGTCGTGGCGAGCTTGTCATTGAGCGCGACCGTGCGCGCGCCGAACTCACGCGCATCTATGACATTCTCGCCGGGATCAACGATGCGGTCGAGATTGGCGACGATGGCTATGCCCGCTTCGGTAGCGTGAACGATGCCGACCGGCTCCGCGCGCTCGTTGGTGAGCTTGAGCCTGCGGCGCTCGCTGACCACGGTAAGCGAGCCGAAGCGGACCTTGCAAAGGGCCAGTCCGAAACATGAAAAAAGTTGCAACATACCGCCCGCCAGAGCCCTGCAAGGATTGCGGCGGGCTGCACTTCGGCTCGGCACGGTGTCCGTATCTTGAGCGCACCGGCCCTTGTGAAATCTGCGACACCGACACCGTGTACGCGTGCTCTGACTGCGCGATTGATTTTAAGGGGCGCGTGGTGCGCGTTTGCACAAATCCAAACTGCCGCGACCGGCACGAGGAGAAAACTCATGCAAGCACCATCCGAGGTTCCCGAATGAACACGCAACCGCTCGCAGAATACGTTCACCACCTAACCGATTGCCCCACACGAGAGATTGGGCGCGGCGACGAGGGTTGCACTTGCGGTGCGCCTAAGATCATCGCTGACATCGAACTCGCCTACGGCCTTTTGTGGTGCGTTCTCGGCACGGACGAACGGACGCACCGCGCGCGCATGTTGTTGGCAAAAGCAATCGGTCCCGATGGGATGAAGCGCGGATTGCTAGCCGTTCCGACATGGGATCGCCCGAGCGACAAGCAGATGATCGACCTATTCCTACAAGGCGACGGTCCATGAGCAAAACTCAAACCGATAACGACCTCCAGAAGGTTCAACGCGGAAAGGATGATTGATGCTCGGGCTCGTAATGAAATGGATCGGCGAAGGTCGCCTTGAGACCAAGGCCGCGCGCACTTTCGATTACACGAAACGGCATTGGGGCCACGATCTCAGTTTCACGCCAATCGACGGCGGCATGAAGATGCGCGCTAATGGCTGGGGGCCAGCGCCAGCGGGCGGCGACGAACTCAAGCGCGAATGGATGGAGCCCGGTGACTTCCTAATCCTTGCGCACCCAGGCAGTCAGGAAACGGCACGCTATCGCATCAACAAGATCGATTACGCATTCAATCCTCGCGACCAATGGTTTGCCGACTTGAGCTTTGCACCGCGCAAAACTCAAACCGCGAACGACCCGAAACAGGAAGCATCCGAGGTTCCCGAATGAGCGACGATCTGCTTAGCGTGCTGAGCCGCGCCCTGGATAAATGCAACGTCGACGCCGTGGCGCTTGAAAAGCGCGCCGCCGAACTCCTGTCAAACAACGCGCGTCACATGCTGTTCGAACTATGCGAACCGGACTTCGCGTGGGGCCATCCAGAGCACAACTATATGACGCTCGATCCTTGGCAAGACAGAGACGCCAAGCTCGAACTCGTGGACGCCACCATGATCGAATACGGCGAGCCGACCGGCATGGACGGCTTGGGCGGTCGCACGCTGACAATCACCAGATGGGGCCGCGCCGTCTCAGCGCACTGCCTACCGTTGCTACTTGAGGCGCGCAAAACTCAAGCCGCGCTGGCCCCTGCGACAGACGTTGACGGCTTAGGTTCAGTGCGAGGCGAGCAATGAGTGACATTACCATTCGCTACTGGATCCAAACCGACAAGCAGGGATCGCGCTGCGATGGCGACTTCGAGGTCGATCGCGAAGGCTGGAATCTCATGTCAGAGGAAGAGCAGCGCGCAACCGTGCGCGAGTGCGTCTTTGAACATATCGAGTGGGGCTTCAACGAAGTGGTGAGAGAAGCTTGATGGTCGCCGCGCTCTATGTCGAAAAGGACGGTGCCTATTATGGCCTGCCGAACGTCGATCCGTGGGACGCGGAACGCGATGCGCGGACCTATGCCGGCCCCTTCCCTGTAGTGGCTCACCCGCCGTGCGAGCGCTGGGGGCGGTTTTGGCACGGCTCCACGCGCAAGCCGCACCAATACAAGAAGGGCGACGATGGCGGCTGCTTCGCCGCTGCGCTCTCCGCCGTGCGTTGCTTCGGTGGAGTCCTGGAGCACCCCGCCGATAGCGCGGCCTGGTCGCACTTCAATCTCAATCCGCCACGGCGCGGCGCCGGCTGGACGCATGCGGACTGGTGCGGCGGGCTCACCTGCTACGTTGAGCAAGGCCATTACGGCCACATGTCGAACAAACCAACGTGGCTCTACGTGAACAACCTACGCCCGCCAGAACTGAACTGGACGCTTGGCGAACAGCGCCTGCATCCGATCGCGCTGGAGCGCTACGGCTACGAGAAGGCCAGGCGCATCGGCATGGTCGCGATGATCGGCGGCAAGCACAAGAAGCGCATCCGCAACACGACGCCGGCCGCGTTTCGCGACTTGCTGCTAGGCATGGCGCGGTCTGTCACGGTCCTCAAGGCAGCGCATGACGGTTTGGGTTCAATGCAGGAGCGGAAGTGATGTTGAGTCATTACTGGGTTGGAGGAAGCTCAAGCGCCAATTGGCCTGACACGTACTGCCGGCACTGCGGGCAATCACGCGGCGCGCCCGGAGTCGGGTTCTTCTGCGGAGGCCCGCCAATCCTCTATCGGTATGTCGCGCGCAAGGCAGTCCAGTCCGAACACGGCACACGTACAGGAGAGAAGTGATGGGGCCGAACGTCTCTTACTGGAATTGGTTTTGGCAGTGTCGCGGTTACCACGCTGCGAGCCGCATCCCGTTCGCGTGGGAGAACCAGTGGCGCTACCACCTCGACCGCATCAAGCACGCGGAGGACTACGAATGAACCGCCCCCTTCCCTCACGAGATGACGTACAGGAGAGATGAATGACGGACAACACGGGCGGATTTAGTGCGAGCGATTTTGCCTACACCGCGCACCTTCTGCGTTCCGATGATGACGCCGTGGTTTCTGCGACGCTATCGAATAACATCAACATTATCTTGGCCGCGCTCGACGTGGTGCCGCACCTCGCCGCGCAAAACCGGATTTGGTCAAGCCACTACGACATAGTAAAGGCGGGCGAGGATGAGGCGTGCGAGCGCGTCACCACGCTGCAAGCGGCAGTCGATGGCTTCCTAGCACCGCTCTACATGGAAGTTGGAAGGCTGATCTCCGAAGGCGGCAAAACGCCATTGGCGGACGTGCTGAGCGGCTACGGGGTCAACGTAACGTGCGCGGACGTGCAACGGCTCTATGACGCGACTTACCCGCCCGAGCTGATCAGCAACGAGCCTATCGACGACCCGAACGTTTTCACCAACGTCGAAGAGTTCGTGTCGGAGATGATCTCAGTCGGAGTGTGCTCGGATAAGGAGCGCTCCGAATGATCGTCACTAATGACAACACACCGGCCGAGCGCCGCGCCTACGCCGCCGGCATGATGCAAGCCGTCGATGTGATCGAATACTGGCTTGCGGATCACGCATGGTGGAAGTTCTGGTTGCTGCCGCACACGATACGGACCTCGATTGCGGGGATCCGCGATGGTGCGAAATATATCGACGAAAACGCGACCGAGCAGGACGCTCCAGAGGAAGTTGACAGACAAGATGACTGACGACGACGAAATCGCAGAAGCTGGAGCGTTGCTAGGCGAACTGCTGACCTCATCACTCTGCCCAAAAAGCGGATCGTGGAACAACGCGAGGCCAACTTACATTTGGGAGCACAATGCGCTGTGCTGGCTTGCGCGCAACCGCGCACGCGTCGGGCCGATGTGTGCATGGGCGTCGATGCTGGTTGAAAAAGGCTATCCCGCAAAACCATTCATCAGCGGTGACGGCCAACCTCTTCCCGCTGGCGCGTGGTGGAATGCCTCAATGGAGCCAAAGCGCGGTGACTGACTCATGCGCCAACTGCCGCTTCTGGAAGGCTGACCCCTACTCAGCCGGTCATAAATACACGGAGCCGCCGTATCAGGGCGATCCGACCGAAGGCCAGTGCCGACGCTATCCGCCGCACATGAGCGAATATCAAACCACAGCGGCCGATATTTGGTGCGGCGAGCATGACCCTATCGAGGACCAACGCGAATGACGACCTACTCTATCTCGTCAATGGAATGCGCTCCAAAGGACCGCCGCATTGTTGCCTACGGCAGACACGCGCACCAAGCGATGCTTGGATGGGCGACCGTTCGATGGTCGAACCCGCACAACGGATTCATCTGCGACCCGAACGAAGCGACCGAATACGACTACGAAGTTAGCTCGTGTTCTGTTTGGTTCGATCTTCCGCAGGATGGCGTCTTGCCAGCCCATGGCGCTCTCAAGGAACGCTCCGATGACTGACATGCTCACCCGCGCGGCGAAGGCGCTCACGGCGCAGCGCAACATTGCGCCGAACCACGCAGAGGCGGACGCTCGCGTTGCCCTCCTCGCAGCGCTTGATTCAGAGGATAAGGCGCTAGTGGAAGAGTTTGCGCACGGTCGCTGGATGCGACGGTTTAAGCATGCGTCGAGCATGGACTGGCACGTGCAGAAGGCTGAGCTGATCATGCATCCTGGTGTGCAGAACAGCGTAGCCGCCGAACTCGTCGCCGCGAAGCAAGACATTGCGGCACTACAAAACTTCGTGGATGCCGCCCAGGGAGGGGCATAGCCTGTGAGCGTTCACCTCTATCTGCGCACACGCACAGACTGGCGCAACCATCCAGAATGGGAGCCCGAGTCCAGCGCGAACGGCGGCCATAAGCACTTCGCGCGCAACGTGATGGGTACCCTTCCAAGGGAGGACGTTCGCAGCAACGATGATCCGTACGACTTCGATTGGCTCACACGGCCGACTGACTTTGCCGCGTGGCGTGCGGCCATCGCCGCCGATCCTCAGCTTGAGGGATCGAACCTCCCCCTGCTCGTTGATCTTTTAGAGAGGGAGCCTGATCGCTGGCTCTACGTGTCGCAATGAAGGTCGGAATGTTCTTATCGAGCGTCACATCCGGAAAGGATTCCGTGTAGTGCCGGAACACTTCCTGATCTCCGATACACACTTCGGCCACGAGAAGTGCTGCACGACATTCACGCGCGCTGATGGCTCGCCGCTGCGTCCGTTCGCCAATGCTGACGAGATGGACGAGGAGATGGTGCAGCGCTGGAATGCCGTCGTTCGCCCGCATGACAAGGTGTATCACCTCGGCGACGTAGTGATCGCCCGCAAGCACCTACACATCCTTGGGCGCCTGAACGGCAAGAAACGCCTGATCCGTGGCAACCACGACATCTTCGGCACTGAGGACTACTACGCCCACTTCGATGAGATTTACGGCGTGCGTGTGCTGGATGACATGATCCTCTCGCACATTCCGCTGCACCCGGAGTGCGTCACAGAGCGCTTCCAAACGAACGTGCACGGACATCTACACGCCAATGACATTCCTGACGGTCGCTATCTATGCGTCTGCGTCGAACACACGGACTATGCGCCCCTCCCCCTTTATGTCGCGCGCGAGCGCATTGCGGAAAAGAAGCGACGCTTCCCGATGAAACAGAAAGTTGGACGCGATGGCCCCGGCTGAAATGCGCCCAAGCACGGACCAGCACAGAGAGGATGAGTGACTATGCACACGAAAGACAAGCTGGCGGCTGAACTTCACAAGGCGGGACTTGGCAACATGGCCGTGCTCGCAGCGCAGGGCTACTACCACGACTTCCTCTCTCCTCTCGCGACGCCGTGCCTGCAGCTTGCTGAGGACTTGCAGAAAGCCGGCACGCCAGCCGCTATTGCGCTTCGTGATCGTCATCTGAACGGCGACTTCGATGCTTCGCCCGAAGAAAGCGAAGAGTGGTTTCAGCGTGAGGGCAAACACCACCTCATGTCTGACATTCTCGACCGCAAAAGAAAGAACCGCTGATGGGCTACGATCCGCAAACCGTCGCGCACGAGATCAAGTATCCTTGGCGCGCGCACTCTAAGAAGTGGTGTGATGCGCGGGGCGTCAAGCCGAACGACTTTCTGCGCACCTACCATTCAAGCTTCATCACGATCTGGCACGTTGACCCGGAGCGGCCGAACACGGGCAACCGCCGCGACGATAGCTGCGGCTGGTTTGATCGCACGCCGGGCGAGTACGCCGATGCGGTCGCTTATGTGCTCCGCGATCAAGGCTTCGTGCATGAGGTCAAGCTTGCTCTGAACCGGCGTGTCGTGACGAATGCCGTGTTCTACGAGGGCATCTCTGAGGAGCAACTATCTTGGCCGCGCCTATCGGCAGCGGACTGCCTCGCTGTTGTTTGGTTGGTGGCGCAGGAACTCGAAACGCGCCGCTGGTGGAATGGGCAGAACGGCAAGTCCGGCGCACACGGCGCACCTTGGTATGCAAAGCCTTTCATGCGCCAACGCTCGGTGATCGACTCCGTGTCGAGCCTTGCCCTGTGCTCGCACGACAACCTCTCCTCGGTGGAAAACACTGAGCAATTGGTGCGCCTCATCGCGGCGGCGCTTAACCGCCGCTTCAAGCCGTGGTGGCGCCATCCGCGCTGGCACGTCCACCATTGGAAGTTTCAGGTTCACCCATGGCAGCAGTTCAAACGCTGGGCGTTTGCTCGTTGCGCGGGATGCATGAAGGGCTTTCGCTGGGGTGAAAGCGTGTGGGGCTACGGCGACGCTCGCATTTTCCACGACACTTGCACTGAGCATGGGGCGAGCACACGCGGCGTCGGAATGGTCCCGAGCAATGTCCCGTCCAAGGAGGATGATGCTTGACCGAATGGAGAACCATTCCGGGCTTTGAGCGATACGAAGTCAGCGATGACGGCCGCGTTCGGTTCATCGCGACCAAGCGCGAGCGTACCTTGCGAGCCAACTATCGCGGCTACTTGACTGTAGCGATGATCGCCGGCCCACCGGCTCCGCGTGAGAACGGCGTCCGTTCGCAATCCAAGACTATGCGGGTTCATAGGCTTGTGGCGCTGGCGTTCATCCCTAACCCCGATGGGAAGCCGCAGGTCAATCACCGGGACTTGGATCGCGCCAATAATTGCGTGCCGAATCTTGAGTGGGCCACGCAGCAAGATAACCATGACCACGCCCGTTCCACTGGCATCTACGACGCATCTCAGCATGAAGGGCGGTGGAAGAAGCTCACGCCGGATGACGTGATCGCGTTGCGCGACAAGCGACGTGCGGGCGCCAGCTATCCATCCCTCGCCCGCGAGTACGGCATAACGTCATCGACTGCCATGAAGATCGCGAGCGGGCGTTACTGGCCGACAGTACCGGGTGCGATAGATCCCTCCCCTTCAACAAGAACAGACAGGTGAAACGTGAGCCTTTCAGTCTTTAGCGTTGTCACCGGATTCATCGGGCTGCTCGCTGCTGCCCTCATGGTCCGCATGACGCACAAGGCTGCGTTCCCCGATCTGCGAACGCGCAACGTCGCCAATGCGTGGCTCAATCTTTTCATCGCTGGCGTGCTCGTGCTGGCTGCCGTTGTCACGTCGAGCATGTCCTGAGTGATACCCTGAGCGGAGAGGATGACATCCTAGTGGAAGACGAATGGAAGATCGTGCCGGGGTTTTATGGCGCCTATGAGGTGACGCGCTGCGGGCGCGTGCGCCGCGTCGATAGCAAGCGCGAACTAACCCAAAGGGTCACTCAAAACGGCTACGTGATTGTCGCGATGTTCTTGCGTGAACCTGGGCCGGTGACAAAGGGTAAGCGCGGCGCTGGAAAGCAAGTCCGCGTTCACCGCGCAGTAGCGCTCGCATGGATCTCCAACCCTAATGCGCTTCCTGACGTGAACCATCTCGACTTGAACAAGCTGAACAATCACGCCGACAATTTGGAATGGGCTGACGACGCCTCCAATCAGGCACATGCAACGGCCAACAAGGTTTACTGCCCAGCTCACAATCCGAAGCGTCGGCACAAGCTCACGCCAAATCATGTGCAAGAGGTTCGCGCGCTTTGTGCGAGCAAGACAATGACGCGGCAACAAATCGCTGACCGCTACAACGTTAGCATCGCTCAAATTAACCGCATTGCGACAGGCAAGCAGTGGAAACACTTGCCGCCAATTGCGGCCTAGAAATTTATTTTTGGCCTTGTGCCGCAAGGGGTTTCTGACGCGAAACGCAGATTACACGCCACCAAAACCCATTGCCCATCGTGTCAATAGCGGCGGTTCGCTGGAAATAATCCAAGCAAACCAAGGCGTGTAATTCGAGAAACCGCGCAAACCGCCAAAATCCGAAAAGTCGATTTGCTATAATGCGTGTGCGAGTTCGGAAACGTGCTCGCAGGCTCTTTGACAAAAGAAGGATCACCCAATGCACGTCTATAATGACGGCGGGCGCGCGGATGCTGGCTTTGAAGGAAAGGCTGGCGATTGCGTAGCGCGAGCGGTGGCGATAGCCACAGGCAAGCCCTACGCGGAAGTCTATGAAGCACTCGCCCACATCAATAGCCGCGAAAGGATCACGCGCCGAACGGGCAAGACCGCCGGCAAACGATCTGCTCGCGGCGGCATCTACACAAAGCGCAAAGGCTTTCGCGACTACATGAAAGCGCTTGGCTGGATGTGGACGCCGACAATGCAAATCGGTCAGGGCTGCAAGGTTCATCTCAAGGCGGATGAACTACCGAGCGGCAATCTGATCGTCGCCGTCAGTCGCCATTACGTGGCGATGATCGACGGCGCCATTCACGACACTTACGATTGCTCGCGGGACGGAACGCGATGCGTCTATGGGTACTGGAGCCAAGTCTAACGTGAAGCACCCTACTCTAACCGGGTAGGGTGCGCTATCCACATCAGTTGCCAATACGTTCTTGTCTCCACGGACGCCGCAAGCTAACCTAATCTCAAGCGTTCAGGTCGAACGTCATCTTGTCCGCACCGTTCCTAGCATGAGATGCGTGCGGCCTGAGATTTGGAGAGCTTAGTGAGCGCGCAACTCGCAGTAGTTAGGGCAGAAGCCCCGAACCCAGCCGAACAATCCGATACACTCAACCCAACCGTGGGCGAAATCTTCGCGGCCTACATCGCAGCGCGCAGCAATCCGAACGCGTATCGTAAGTGCAAGGCCCCGCGCGCGTTGCGCATCTGCCTAGCCGAGCCAACCAAGCTTTGGGCTGACTGGCGCATCAACGACTTCAAGAAAGGCTCACGCCAGCGCGTTGAAGATGCCGTGCAAGAATGGCTTGAGGATTTAGAGCCGGCCACATGTCGCAAGCGTTGCACGATCATGCGCGCTGCGTTTCGCCACGCTTGGAAATACGATCTAATCGACAAGGCGCAAGAACCGTTTTTTGAATTGCCGCCCACCGGCCCTGCCCGCGAACGCGTTATCCATCCAGAGAAAGAACTACCGCGTCTCTTGAAGGAACTGGACCGCGCGCCGAGCCATCTCCGCTACGCCGGTTATATTCTGCTCGTAACGGGCCAGCGCGTCGGCGCCGTGCTCGCACTCACTTGGGATCTGGTGGATTTTGAAAACCGCGTCATTCGGTTTCGAGACACCGAAGCGCCAGAGGAACGCAGCAAGAAGCGGCGCACCGATCAACCGATGGATGATTTTCTGTTCGCCCTGCTCTCTGACGCAAAGGAGCGCGCGACTTCCAATTTCGTGATCGAATGGAACGGCCAAGGGTGCAAGACTTGCTACCCAGGACTAAAGCGCCTTTTGGTTCGCGCTGGCCTTGGAGATTGCCGCATCCATGATTTGCGGCGCTCCAGCGCCACGTTCGTTTATCACGGTTTGGGCGGCAATCTTACGGCTGCTGCGAATCACATTGGCGACTCCGAAAAGATGGCGGATGCCGTCTATGTTCAGCGCAACGCCGAAGTAAACCTCCCAGGCATCAAAGCAGTTTCCGCTGTGATCGCTAACGCGCGCAAAGCCGGATAAACAAAAGGGCCGCTCCTTGCGAGGAAGCGGCCCAGTTTCTTTGAGGAGAAGACGACGGGGTATCTTCGCACGCCACCCCGTAGGACGCTGGCAACAGTCTCACTGGGAAGAAAACGGGAAACCCAGTGAGTGTGCGAAGTCAGAGAGCAAAGCGAACGCCGACGCTAATGTTGGAAGCGTCGAGATCCACGCCGCCGAAATCGGTATCCAGATCGGCGGTGATTTGTGTGTACTGAACCTCACCGATCATGTTTGCGCTCAGTCTATAAGCGGCGCCAACGCTGAAGTGATAGCCCTCCCCGCTGGCATCAATATCGTAGCCATAGATGGAGGCTGATCCGTCCACGTAGTCCAGGCCCGCGCCGGCATAAACCGAAGCGTTATCCCCTACTGGAAGATCGAGGTAGGCGGTTGCATTCCAATCGAGAGCGTCGGCGTTCACTACGCCAGCGAAATCACCGGAGAGACGATTGACGCCGGCCTCTACACGAACCGGCCCGACAGACGTACCAACAGCCGCGCCGTAAGAAAGGCCCTCGTCAAAGCTGATCGTTGAACCGCCAGCGCTGACATCGGCTTGCGATTGGCCCAGACGAACCGCACCGTACCACTCGCCTGCATCAGCATTCGTAGCCAGCGCATTGATCCCTACCAACGCGGCAAGAGCCACGCCTACTTGAACAGAAGACTTCATATTTTCTAGCCCCGCTAAAAATGGAAAGTGCTGGGTTGCCTCAGGTACGGCCCAGCTCCATTTGCGCCGCTCAAATCACATGGCCTGAGAGACCCTTTGGCGGGCAAAGGGTGGAGCGCAATTCACCAAGAAAGATTTAACGGTTAGCGGCTTAGGCTGGTTCGGTATGGGACAATCGCGCCACCGCAATATTGCTCTGAAACTCGCCCTGGTCGTGCTCAGCGCGGCCATTGCCGCCATTGGCGTGTTCGGCTGGGCGAACGCAGCGAACGCCTTCCCTGCCCTGTTTACGCGCGATTGGGCTAGCATTGATCCCCTTTGGCCGGTCTATGCCTTAGCGGCTATTGCCTGCCTCGCAGCTCAGGTCATTGCGGCCTGCGCCGTGGTAAACTTCGCGCGCCTGGCGCAAGCCCCGTTCGTCTGGCGACTTCTCGCCATCGCCTTCTATTCCGTTTCGGTTCTGTTTGCCGCCTACTCCGCAGATAAGGGCGCCCAAGTGGTGCTGCAATCGGCGCACCGTGCGGCCTATGTGGCGCGTCAGACTGAGCGCGTGGCGCTCACCAATGAAATCGCCACTCTCACCGCCTCGATTGACACTGCCCGCCGCCAACTTCCCTCGGATTCTGCCAACGTAATGGCTGAGCGCCAACGCGCCGCCCTTGCAATCTTTGAGGCTACCACTGCGGTTGCCACTGCACGCTTGCCTGAGGCGCAGCGGGAGCTTAGCGAGCGGCCGGCGCTTCCGCGCGAGGTCCCGCAAGACTGGCAAATCTCTTTGCTTTTGTTCGCTATTTTCCTTGCATGGGCCATTCTGGAGCCTTGGGGATACGCGTTGGCGGAACGTGGCCGCGAGCCCAGCCCAGCCGTGGCAACCGATACACCGCCAGCCCAACGCGCCAATAGCGGCGCCAACGTCCATTGGCTGAGCCGTGGCGTCGCCCTTCTGACCCTTGGCTGGTTCTCTCAGTTCGCCACCGCGCCCGCCACAGCCGCCGCCACGCCCGAACCTGAGGCGATTGCGCCTGAGCCTATTTCTATCTCACAATGGCAGGACGCCAAGGCAGTAGCCTTCGCCATGCGCGATAGCTTTGAGGTTGTGGAAATCGCCGCGAAGGTGGGCCGGGATAAGTCCACGGTCTATCGCTGGTTCCGAGAGCGCGACAAGCAGCAGGCTAAAGCGGCTTAGGAATAGCGAAGCCCATAGGCTCGCGCTCAGCTTCAACGGTTACGCCACCACGCTCAGCCGCTCGGCAGAATGCTTCACTGGTAGAACGGAGGCGACGGAGGTTGTCACGTCGCGGCGGGTCTTCCGCCGTAGCAGAGCCGAGAGATTGAACGGACCCGAAACCAAAATACACTTCCCACATTAGCGGGCCTCCGCTAGGCGGCGGTTATAATCCGCACACGCTTCTAGCGCTTCATCGCCCTTGGCGTTGGCAGCGTCCAAGGAGCTTTCGACTTGGACCCCGTAGTCCATGAAGTAGGTGACGGCAGAGGGCGGAAGCGTTTCCAGAATGGCTCGATCAATCGGGCCTGGTCCTGGCTCATGCGTCTGGAGCGATGCTGGACAGATAATCGGTCCTAGCCCCAGCGAGACGTTCGGCGGATTGTGCGCGCAGGCTGTCGCGGTGAGCAAGATAAGCGGCGTACTGAGCTTCCAGATCGGGTGCATTGGCTATCTCTTGGCGAACACGGGCTAAATTAGCTTCACGTGAAACCCGTAAACGTTCTGCTTCTTGTTCGCGGGAGAGGCGATCCATTGCTAGATCATACTCTGCGTGGCGAGCCCGCTCTTGGGCGTCCATATACTTCTGTTGCCACTCGCCGCGTTCGACTGCCGCGCCTTCGGCGTAGCGAGATTCCCCGTAAAAATATAGGATACCGAGCACAAGCGCGGCGACTGCCACGCACCCGATTAAACGCCACGGCACACCGAAAGGCATCGAGATCCCCGAGAGGAATGGTCGTATGGTAGGGCGGATTTGTTTTGGGTTTTCGTTGGGCTCAACAATAACCGTCGCCGCAACTTGGCCCCCTGGCACAGACGCTAACGCTGGCTGCCGACCAAACACAGCAGCCAGCGCGCGCCCCACGGCTGGTTTCAGCTTCGCCCAATATTGTGTATGAAGCGAGCTTGCGACCCAGCCAAAACCGAAGGCGATTAAAAGCAGCACCTAGACCACGTTCCAATCGAAAAGGTAGGCGATCAGCACGAGGCCAGCGATAATCGCCATGCATCCGAACAACATGCAGACGCCGCGAACGATAGCCATTAGAGCGCTCCTTGATTCACAAGGCCACCCTCAGGGGTTGGAGAGTTTGGCTGTGTGCGGCCGTTCTGGTGGCGCTCAACAGCCTTCTCAACGCCACGCGCAACGAAGGCGCCAAGGTAAAGCCCGAAGAGGGCGTTGACCGCCAAGTAATAGCCATCGGGCAGGGGAAGCTGGTTCGCAACCGCTTCAATGTACGAGAACTTGAGCAGGGTGTAAAAGAACGGGACGCCGCCCCAGCCGAAGATAGGCCGCCAGCCGCTATTCGCGATCTTGGCGAGAAGGTTGCGTGCGTAGTCTCGGAGAGCAAGCCAATCCATGAGCCCAAGCTTATGGCGTTCTACGTGGAACGGGGGCTTGGGGCTAGTGAGTGAGCGCGCTGGCCTGCACGAAGGCGTCAGCGCTTTCACCATCGATGCGAACGCGAAGCTCGCCACGCTCGTCGGCAATCAGCGTGGCTTCGGTGTCGGATGTTGTTGTGCGACACGCTGGCGTTTCCCATCCGGCTTGGATCGCATCGCTGAGGGCTTGGCGGGATGGACAGACGAGCGCGCCGCTTTCGATAGCAACATCACGCGACGTCTCCACCGGAGCGCACGAAGCGAAAAACAAACACGCGGAAAACGCCAGCAATCTCACACGGCGGTCTTACGCGCTACGCAGCGATAAGTCCATGCGCCCGAAGGCGCGCCAGAATGAGATTGAGCTGGGTCGCGCAGTCGGCAGCCGTCGCGCTTCCACCCGTCAAAGCATCCGACACCGCTGCGCCTTGCGCGCCAACGACCTGCGTGCCCTCAACGTGAAAAGCCAATCCGTTGAACTTACCGGCGCCGGGGTCAGAACCGCCAGCGTAATAGATGCCATTTTGAACCACTAGGCGAGCAGCGTACGCGCCGCCTACAATCGTGCTGATCTGCCATTGCGAGTCTTCCGATCCGTCGGTCGGATCGTCGATATACAGACGCACGTCGCCGTAGTTCATAACGTTGCCAGCGCTGTCGTTGCCGCGCACCACCAGAAGCCCCGCGATGTCGCTCGCTGCTGGTGAAGCGCTATTGTGATACAACCAAAGCGCTGCACCTACGGCACCGTCATCTGGCTTTTCGATTACGATGGGCTGCTTTGTTTTCCATGTGGAACTGCCAGAAGGGTCAAAGACCTTGACGCTGTTGTACGATGAGCAGGCCGCAAAGCCCGCAAGATCGTCAGCCTCAAAGCCATCGAACACCACCGGCCCGATCAAATTCCATTCGGGATCGCTCGCGCCGAGCGCATCCGGCGTCTGTGAAAACTCCAAGATATAAGTCGGAGGCGTTCCGCCGATCGCGATATTGGTATAGCTGCATCCAAAGACGCGCTTGGTCATCGACTTGATCAGCGGTTGTTGTGGGCTGGAGCCGCCGCCAATGAACGCGCCGCCGATATTGTGGCCGCGAATATAGCCCGTCGAGTTAGTGGACGTATCCGGCAGCTTGTCGCCAAAATACGTGCCGCTCAGTTCATCCGCATAGACGATGCGGAAGTCTGAGCTATCGATGTTCTCGTTGCCGAACTTGTTGGACTTGCCAACGACGAGGCCGGTTCCCGCGTTCGTGCCGTCCGCATCCGGCACAACATGGATCGCAACCCGGCCCGTGCCGCCGTCATATTGAACGAAGTCGTTGAAATCGACATAGGCGTTGTTGCCGCCATCACCGAGCTTGATGCAAACCTTGTTCTTGCGGAACGTGTTGTGAGCGATGAAGTTTGAGTCCGTCAAACCCTTCAGCGCAATGCCAACGCACGTGGTGTCATCGCCGCCCCAGAAGATGCAATTCTCAATGTGCCAGTGCGGGTTGTCGCTCGAATTGTTCGAGATGCACGGCCCAGTATATCCGTAGAAATAGCAGTCGTTGATCTGGAAGGTGAGCTGCACCATCGTGCTTGTGTAGGTGCTGCGCACAGCGCCGGCGCCATCCACAATCCGAAGCCCGCTCATATAGAACGAGCCCCAAAGCGCGCTGTCATTTACAAGGTATTTGCCAGCGCCGAGCACGATGACGGACTGCGAGATGCCGTCGCCAAGAAGGCGCATCGCCGAACCGGTGAGGCCATTGCCGGTGTAGAGGAACGTATAGCCGCCAGGGAAATAGAGCGCACGCGCTTCCGCGACTGCAAAAGTGTTCGCGGCATTAATCGCCGTCGTGTCGTCGGTGACGCCATTGCCAACGGCGCCAAAATCCAGAACGTTCACGACATCGCCGAAACGATCTGCAAGCGTGCGCGCGGTTGTTGACCCAGCAGCAGTTACAGCGTTCGAGGATCCGTTATTTTCAACCGGCTCTGGATTACCGTCCGTGTCGAAGCCAAGGATTTTGCTAGCCAGCAACGCCTTGTGTGGAAGCGCCGGCATGGTCGCTTCTGGGTCGCCGTCATCCATGCGAAGCGAGCGCGCGATCTGATCGCTCAAACGCTGCAGCTTCATTTCGTCACGATCTGCGAAGCGGTTCAGCGCTGCCTGAACATCCGTCTCGCTCTCGAAATCCACCTCTTGAACTAAGTCGCCATCCCGAAAGATAACGACTTGCTGGTCTGAAGTAGGGGCCGTTACGAACGTGATGGTCGCCGTGGCGTAAATGCCATTCGACAAACCGGAACCCATAAAGGTATAGTTCGCCGGGTTCGTTTGAAGCGTGCTTGTATCGGTCGTTTCATCGACCAGATAAACCGTAATGTCAGAGGCGCTGATAACCTTCCGAGGAAAGCTAAACGCTGTGGTCACGCCATCGCCGGAGTAGGCGAAACGGCAGTCGGTTGTGCTTACGGTCATAAGGCCAAGATTATCTGGCCTAAGCGAGGGTAGAGGGGCTTACCAACTCGTGTTAGTAATCCCTATGCGTCACCCCGAAGCGCGGCACGTTATAGCCCTATGCCTCTCTATCCCCCTATGGGTGGCGATCACGGTTTGCGCTGATCTGATTGCGGCTTGGCTGGAATCGGCGCTGGCGTGGATTGTGGGCTAGCGGGAGCGTTTGGCCTTAGTCTCAAGCTTGGCGTCTGCTTCGTCCACCAGCATCCGAATTGCCTCCGAACGGGTCAGTCCTAAGCCAGCGCTAATCCGATCAAGCTTCTCAAGAAATTCGGGCGCAACCCGCATCTGGAATGCTTCGGTCCACCGCTTCGGAAAGGTGTTTGCCATAGGCCTGATATGCCAGCCCCGACACCTGTTAGTCAAACATTATATCTACGTCATGTAGTTACATTGCGTATTGACACCATGAGCGGGCCTTGGTATATTCCCACCTGTCGATCCGGCCCCCGCCGCACCGAACTAGGAAAACGCCGAAGAGGTTGAGCCGCAAAGGCCTCAAGAACGGGAAGAAGTCGGGGACATCCAGACGACATTTTAAAACGGACCTGGGCCGGCTGGAGAAGCTTGCCTGGGTCTTTTTGCGTCTAGGGTAAGGGGACTGCACATCCCCGCCCAACAAACCGCCACGCCGGGGCCAGCCATCGAACTCTGAACCCCGGCGCGCGCTTTCTTACGAAAGGGGCGTTAGCCCAATGACTGATACTAAACCGCTTCGCGCTAAGCTCAAGCGCGCATGGAAGGCAGCCTGCATCTCAGGTCGCAACCTTCCGCTTACGCTGGCGTCTTTTGGCGTGCTCACCTGCGTTGAACTTTTCACCGCCGCTGGCATTAGCCAATCGACAACGGAAACGGTCAATCTTCTTGGCGTGGCGATTTCACTTGCCGCGTTGGAGATTGGCCTCAGCTACGGGTCTGGGATTTTGGCGGTCCTAGGCTTTGGCTCTGTAGCTGAACTTGAAGCTGATCCTCGTCCAAAACATCGCGAGCGAGCGAAGGCGGCGCAAACCGTCTCCCGCGCGCTCCTGATTATCCCGATCATCTTCTTCACCAACGCACTCTCGTTACAGGTGCAGCGGGCGTCTCGTCTCGAATACATCGAGTCCGAGCGCTACACAATCGACCGCGAAACGGCGATTGGTCACTGCATCGAACTTGCTCCGGGCGAACAATGCTACGTGAGTTCAGAGCAAATGGCCGCCGCTCAGATTGAGCTAAAGAAGGCCGATGAAGTTCGCACCGCGCGCATTGATGGCGCATGGTTCGCGGCTTTGTTGGCGGCGGTTTTCGTTTACGGCACTCTCGGTTGGGCTAATACGGCCCTGCATAAGCCGAAACCGGAAACGCCTTGGGAAGCCAAGGAGCGTCAAGCGGCCGAACGTCGAGCGCGAGCCCGTCGCCGGCAGTTTGAAAAGAAGGCGCTGGAAATGGCCGAAGTCGCCAAGGCCCGCGTTGCTGACCGTCCCTCATTCATTCGGGGGCTCTTCTTTGGTCAGAAGTCTGCGTAAACTTAAAGCGCTCTCATCGAAAGGTGGGGGCGCTTTTTGCGTTTTCAGTTCGCCCGTTCCGGCATGTCGCCTTCAACCGCACGCGACCAATCAGGTGCGCGGATATCTTCCGGCTCCGCTGGGTTCCAGTAATAGGTTGTGCCTCGGTTGTTAAACTGGCGCTGCATTCGGCGCGCGTTGTAGCCAGGCTCAATCTCTTCTTGCAGAGCGTTGAAGATATAGCGCTGCAGGATGGAGTTAGACCACCACCAATTCGGAGCGACTTGTCTTTGAGCGAACGTCACGGCTTCAGGACCGAAGTTAGAATCTTCGCCGGCCGCTTCTTGGTTTAGGTTGCCAAGCGTAAGCTGTTGCACTTCATCGATTTGCGAGACGATAGGGCCACTCAGCGATGAAGTCAGCGATTGGCTGCGGCCGCTTGGATCTGAGTTAGCGAAAAGGAAATCACCAAAGAACCCAAGTCCGCCACCACGCATAAGGCCGGCGATGATATTACGCCGCCCTTCAGCCGATTGCGGATCGATGGCGCCAGGATCGCGGCCGTCTTTTAGGTCGTAAATCCAATTGATGAGCACGCCCATGGCCCATGTGCTCACAATAAGTGATGCCGCATAGGCTGCACGATTGCCGCCGCCGTCGATGGATTTTGCCAAGTCCCACTGGCGAGACATGAATGTCCATGGGAATGATCTGAACAAGAGTACGCTTCTGCGTAGCTCGCCGCCAAGCGTGCCTGCGCCGCTCTTGGTCTGATCGCCTAGCATCGCCGCGCGCTCGCGTGAACCCGCTGTGATGATAGCAGTGTTGGTCTCGTCTTTGATAATGCCTAGCAGAGCCGTTGCTGCACGGTTGCGCGTAAGAGCAGCGTCAGCACCAGGGAAGAGGGCGGTGATATCCGCATCAGGAATAGCATAGATCGATTGCGTGCTGAGCACAGTGCGATTACTGCCACGGCTTTCCAGTTTGGCTAGACGCCACACGGCCCACGTGTTTTCATCGATGTTCAGGCGAGAGAGAATAGCCGCATCGTCTGCATCTTTGAGATTACCGATGCTCTCATTGTGGCGCACGAGATGGCCTACAGCATCCATGAAGGTAAGGCCGAAGGCGGCCCGTCTTGCTTCAGTCACCCAGTTAAGGCCCGTTACCTTCATCGTGAAGGAAGCAGCGCGCGCGCCAATATCGGGGGCTGCGAGATTGTCGAAGTTAAAGCGATCCGCGTAGCCTGCCACTGTATCCGTGATAAGGCCCGCACGCTTTGCCCAGCGGCGGCCATTGCCAACGAACATAGCCAGATCGTTGATAAAGAGCCGTCCAGCATCTAGCCCGCGCGCCGCCGCTACGTGTTGCATGTTGACAGGATCAGTTAGCGATGCCCACACGGTAGAACCAAGGCTCTTAAACGTCGCCCATGAACGGAGAAACGAGGCTGTAGCGTTGAGGCCATTGCGCCGCCCGTTAGCATTTCCAGCGATATAGTCGAATAGATATTGGTTGTGGTCGCGGATGGTTTGAAGATGGTTCTTCTTGTCTGGGAAAGCTGACAGGTCTTCATCGTAAGCGCGCTGGATAAGTTGCTCTGCCGTCAACTCTGAGTTTGGCCCAAGCGTTTCAATGAGAGCAACGTCTCGCGCAATACTCCGCATGTGGAGGAGGAGGCTTTCCATCGCCCCCATCTCAGAATATTGTCCAAGCAATGCTTCCACGGCATCAGGGCGAATGTGAATTTCACGGTGAGCGCGATGGCGGTTAGCCGTAACGGACTGGGAATATTCCGCCGTCTCACCACGCAAGCGCTTATTGGCGCCGTCTGTCGTGATGGTCCGAAGCGCTTCATCCATAAAGCCGATGACTTCCTCGGTGGACATCATGCGCCCATCTTCATGGACGTAACGCTGGCGTACTGCCGCTTGGGCGAAGTCTTTAGCGATCAGCTTGCGGCCAGCTTCAATGTCCCCATTGCCCCGGCGCTTAGCCTCACGAATAACGAGAATGTCGCTCCAGCGGTGCGGCTCACCCCAATCTTCCAAGCGGCCGACAGCACCGCCCGCAGCATTATAGCGACGGCGCATCAAGTCTATGTAGTCATGCGCAAGCTTTGCCATGCGGGTAAATTCAGCCGGCACATTCTCGGTTATGCCTGCCAACGCTCTGCGGAGGAGGGCGTTCGTTCCCGGCTCATTGAACGGAATGAAACGCCAGATGCCCCGGCGCTTACCAGCCTCGAACACATCAACCAACGAACGGACAGCATCGCCGTAAGCGCCTTGCGCGACTTGATCGACAGCGCCGCTCTCGGGGCTCTCCTTGCCTGCCGTAGGCGCAAAGATACGCGAGACAGCATCACTACGAAGCGGAAGGTCTGGCGCTCTTGCGCCAATGCCGACTGCATTCAAAGCCGCCCCAGTAATGCCGCCGCCGCCGATCATGGCTTGACGTGGGTTATCCCGCGCCTCAGCTACATCCCGGTCCACAAAGTCATTCAGTGCTGATAGCCGGATAACGCGGCGCTCTAGATTATCCTTGCGCCGCCTGGCCTCAGTGACGATCTCACGCGCCGCAGCAACGCCAGCTTCCGTAAGCCGCTCATCTTCTGATTTACCGGCCCATTCGCTAGGATTGGCGCGAGATAGCGAACGCATGTGATAATTCACGCGGCGCTCGATATCACGCAGCTCAGCTTGATTTAGCTCACGGCCCATCTCTCGCGCTACTGCGCGGGCGC